AGATAACATTTTAGGATTATTATATAATAAACTAAGATTATCAATTAGTTCAGCATATGTTTTTCCATTTATAAGAGGCTCTCTAAGTCTTTTCATCATAGAACTCAATTCATCAGTTGCGGTTTGATCAACACCCATTTTAGTTATTTGTGAAAATCCCATTGTTATCAACATACCAAAATCAAACAAAAAATCATTGATAAACTTTTTGTTAGCAGATTCAAATATTTTATATTCTTTTAAATATCTCATATTATTTATTTTCTTTTATCATAAAGAATTCATTACCAAAAGCCTGGATAAGACTTTCCAAAAATATGAGAATATTTGTTAATCCGACACGCCCAGTACCCCGCTGTAGTTTTATCTTTTTTCAAATGGCATTTATGTCTTGCTGCAAATGATTTTCTTGCTTTAGGATCACTTACTTTGGCAGTTAAACCACCATGAACATCACCAAATGAAATCTTTTTAACATTACCAGTTTTAGGATTTTTAACAAAAACGTGATATTTCTTAGCACCACCTCTCATAGGTTTATTTAACTCTACTTCTTTACCTTGGTATTCTGCTTCATTTAATTCATGTATAGTCTCCATTGGTAAATCTAAAGGAACTGAAACTCCTTCATACTCAGCAAATCTACCTATATCAGTTGATTCAAATAATTCAGTATCTAAGTCTGATAATTCAATTTGATTGTTATCAAATAATTGTCTTGCTTCTTTGATTAGATTAAAGTATTGATTAGAACCAGGTCTAAACACATTTTCAACAATAGGTTTATTATTATCAATGTGGTATTGTAGATTTTCTGATATTCTACCAGAAAAAGATTCAAATAGTTTTAAGTATTTCATATTATTTAAACATTTTTTTAAATTTTTCAGGTGCATTGTCTAATTCTAAAACTCTTGCATTTATAGTTTTGATACCATTTTTAAGACATTTTGCTACTCTATGTTGACCATCTAGAACCATTGTAAACTTACCATTTCTTCTAGAAACTAGTATTGGAAATTCTAAATCTGCACTATCTACTCTATTTGGATCCCTCTCAACATCTATAATAATATCTTTAAGTAATTCTGTTTCTAGTTCTTCAACTGGTATTCCTTTTTCATCTAGGTATTCAATAACATCAGTTATTGTTATTTTGTTTCCATCGTTATCTGCCCAAGAGGTATTCAGACCAGTATCAGATGTAAAATCCTCAAATATCTTTAGGTATTTCATTTTAGTAAAATAATTTTTATTATATATTAAATATCAAGAACTCAAAATTTAATATATAATCAAAACTTAATAAACTTAATGTCAAGTCACGAAAACTTATATTTCTTTAATAAACAGGGAGATGCTCTAAACTTCAGATATGATGAAACAACTCAATTATTTCAAGGAGATATTCTTTTTGATGAGAATTCAACAGATACTTTTAAAACATATGCTCTTTATACATTGGAGAGAATACCATCATTTGAATTTGAGTCACCAGGTGAATTAGGAACTAATAAATTTCAGTTATTTAATGAGTATGGATTTCATTTTTATGGATGTACAAACTCATTAAACAAACAGATAACTAAGATAGAGCCAGTAAATAATGATCCTGACTTCTATTCTAAATGGATATATGGTAGTAACTTTGAATCAACATTTCCAGTAGGAACTTTGATTATATTTAATCAAACATTATTAGAATTTACTAATCCAGATCAAACATTTGTTGTTGTTGGTACAAAAAAGGGAGCAATTTTAATTATATCAACAGTTGATAACTCTACCTTTGAAAGTAATTATTATGGAGATTATTCTAATACTAATCTATATGTTGGTAAAACAATATCTGGTATAAATGCAGTTGGTATTTATAACTATATTGATACAAATTATGTAAATAACTTATCAGTTTGGAATGAACAAAACTTTTATGATAAAGTTTATAGAGGTAAAAAGTTAAATGTAGTAAATAGTAATATAAATGATGGTATTTATACTATAAAGGGTCCAGAGATAACAGATATTATACACTTTGAATATTTAACTAGTCCTGCTTTACTACCGACAAACTCTGATTTAATTATTGAGGTTGTTTTAGGAACAGATTTGCCAAAGTTATATGATGGTGGTTTAGAAATAACAGCAGATAGTAAAATATTAGTAACTAACTATATATACTATCCAACTATGTTAAAGTCTAGACAAGAATTTAAGGTAGTTGGTTCTGTAACAAATGAAAACTTCTTTACAACTGCAGATACTTATGACTTTACTTCAAATAATAATATAAAGTTTTATAATTTAGATGATCAAGTTACTTTTGATGGTAAACTATATCAGTGTGTTCAAGCTTATACTCATAGTCACGCGGATGAGACAACTAGGTTTATAAATCCTTCTAATGATAATACTCACTGGTCAAATCCAACATTTATTAGAGTAAATGAATCGACAGTGAATGAATCATTATTATTTGCACAGATATATCTAACAAAAGAAAAGTACTACTACGATTATGGTTTTACTCAATCTAGTTATGTAACAATGGCTGCCGCGGCAGAGAAATATAAAACTGATTTAGATATATTTAATGTTGATCTTTATTATGATAAGGGTTATTTAAAGGCAGATTTAGTTTATCCAAGTAGATATGCGGTTGTTAATTTCTATCATACACAGGTTGGACCAACATACTCGATAGGAAGTGAATATAGGTCATTTGAGAGACTTATTGAGGTAAATGAGACTCTTAAACCTGAATTTAATTATGATTACTCAGAGAACTTTAAATACAATATAGTTTTTACTGATTTAGATGAGTATGGTTTAAAGATAATTATAAACAAAATGGTTTATGAAGAGCAAATATCTTATGTTTATACTGGAATTGGTTTAGACTTACCAAGAACAATTGATAGAACTCTTAGAAATTGGATAACGAGAAATTATATTAGTTTATATAAACTTGGTATCAACGCTGAGTTGGACTATACATATGTTGCAGGTGGACCTATTAGCTCAGTATTTTTTAATTCAATAGTTATTAAAACTGAATATCCTAATGTACCAATTGATGTTAGTTCTGTATTAGTTGGAACTACTGCGAATTATTTTATTGAACATTCAAGAGTACTTTTTAATGATTTGGGACCTTCTTTAAATATAAAGATAAATAATAAAGATAATATCATCCAAACATCAAACTTTTATGTATTAGATATAAATGCTAATTTACTACCACTTAATAGTGAAATTATTGGTGCAACTGCAGGGACATACAGTACAATATTTAGTACCGGTGATACTGCAAATATATCTGTTGGTGTTGATGGAAAGGTATCATCAATTGTACTTTCATCAGTTGGTAATATTGGTTATTCAATAGGTGCAACATTTAGTTTAGAATTTGGTAATAGTAGTGGTACATCATCTATTATATTTGAGGTTGACGACAGAGATTTACAAAGAAAAGCTGACATTCCTAAAACTTTAAAAAGTTGGTGTGATTTGTATTCAAATGATTTAAAAGAGTATGGATTTCTTATTACTAATATAAATAGTGTTTTAAAGTTTGATATTAAACAAACTGATGTTGCATTTGATTATACTATTACAACAGGTAAAGTAAATCTACCTGGTTTAAATGATTATAAAATAACAAAAAAGATAAAAGGTAATCAAGGCACTTTAGTTGCTTCTAATGAAGTTATTTTATCCGCATCATCATCATTATCATTTGAACAGGAAGGATTCGCCACTGGTATGGTATTTTCACTTAATAATACATACTGGCCTTGGATGAATCAAGAGTTTGCTATTGAGTTCTTAGATCCACATGTATTAAATTTAAGTTATCAAGGTCCTTTCTGGGATTATAACAATATAATTTGTAATAAATCTCCATTTGTTACTATTGCATTTAATTTAGGATTTGGACAAACAGAATGTGATCCTATTAGTTCTACTGGTGGCGGTCAGTTTAATCAGTATCAGTTTAGTGATACACAATTTAATATAAACTTTTATCCTAATACTTATGCTGTTACTGAATATGAATCAACTACTAATTTAGTTGATATTAAGTATATACAACTATCAGAGACTATACTTTCTTTAGGTGATGATTTAGTTGTACATGACTCATACAGTGGAACATATATTACGACAATTACTTTACCAGGTAATGTTACTAGTATTAAAATGGAATTTAACCCTATAAATAATTATATTTATTGTTTATCCTTAAATAAAGTTTATATTGTTGATCCATCTACAAATTATTTACTTACATCATTTTCTTTAGCTAATGATGTGGCAGACTTATTAGTAAATCCTGATAGTGGTGATGTTTATATTACTTATAGTAACTTATCCGAGGTACACATCTTTAAATCTACAACATTTAACTCAGTTCAAGATTATACCATTATTTCTACTTTTGGTAGTACTGGTAGAATGGCTTATAATGAATTTGAGAATGATATTTATGTTGTTACGGTTGATAATATTTTAAGAATTGATGGTAATGCAAGACAAATACAGGTAATCTATAATCTACCTGGAGTTATTGATTATATATTATATGAACCTGCAAATGAGTCTATGTTTGTTTACGATTCTACAAACCTGTATAAAATTGATAATGGAATACTTGTATCTCTATCAATTACAACTCAGTTATTTAATGATATTATTTTTAATAATTTAACTGGTGATATGAATATATCAGACTCTTCTTTTGAAGTAGCAAAATTAGGATTAGATGGTAATATTTTAAAACAAACCGATATTGCAAACTATGGATATATGGCATTGAATCAATATGATGGTGCGATTTATATATCATCACAAAGCGGAAACTCAGTGATTGTTATAGATTCGATAACACAACAGTTGGTTTACTCGAATTCACTTGCCGCACCAACAACAAAAATAATTTATAACCCTGATAGAAAATCTATGTGGGTATTACAACCATCATTTAATCAAATAGTTGAAATAGAAGTAGGTCTGAATAACGATGGAACGATAGTGGTTGGTACAGCAAGTTATATTAATGATAATGTATATGGTACTTTGGATCCTAATTTTGAGGAAAGAGATGATATGTGGTTAAAAACTAGAGATTATTTTAGAAGACCTAGAGAAAACTTCACAGATGATTATCGAGTAGAATATTATTGGAAATGGTTTTCGGATAATGTACCACAATTCTTTCTATATGATTTTTATGGTGATCAATTATCTCGAACAACAACTGGATCATATTCATATGTTGGACCAACTCCTTTAAATAATATTGTTTTAAATAGAAATTCTAATACTGATTTATCTAAGGTTTCTGTATCTGAATATCAACAAACAATTTTTGATAGAATTGATTATTCATTAAGTTATATTGATGATGAGGTTGACATTTCTACTTCTGTAGAACCACTTCAACTATTTGTTGGATTTCAATCACAAAATGAAGGAGCTCTTCGTTCTATACTACAATTGTATAAAAGAGAGGATATAAACTTTACTATTGAAACTAAAGAAGATACAGAAGTAATTTTACAAACATTGGATATAAATGGTCCTGATAAAAGAGGTTTAATATCTCTTAGTACATACTCAACTGAGTATTTTACTGATAAAGGTTTAAAACCAGGTCAGCATATTGTAATCTATATTAAAGATAAGACTAGTCATATAAATCAGTATATATCATATAATAATGGTACTTTACTTAAAATTAGAGAGGTTTATTCAAAATCTTTAATAGTAGATTTCTTTAATTTATCAACCGATATTATAGAACTAGAATCAACAACTGTTAATCATCCAACTGCAAATGATTTACTTTATTTAAGTTTTGGTATTAAAGTTATTGATAAGGAAATAGGTAGATTTTTTACTTATGGTCAGACAGAAGAAGAAGATATTAGACACAAGATTGAATTAGGTAATGTTGGTAAACTAATTTCACCAGAAGATGTATTTATATTTAAACAATATGATATTGAAGAAGGTGGTATTGACTGGGTTTATTTGAATATGAAGAGAAAGGAAATGTTGATGATGAAACATTTGATATATCCTTATATTGGATCTTATAAATCAATTATAAATGCTATAAACTTCTTTGGTTATAATGACTTGGAATTAAATGAATACTATAGAAATATTGATACCAACTCTGCTAATTTTTTAAAGTTATTTAAAGTTGAGATTCCTGATATTTTTGATAATAGTGTTGAAGGTTGGACTGAGAATGACTTTATTAAACATACGATGCCAAATGATAACTTTGAGGATACCAATTTATTTAATTTAACTTATTTTATTACTGATAAAGAAGGTAATAATACTTTAAACTATACATTAGATGAGGTTATTATAAAACTTCAAGGATTGAAATACTGGTTAAAGAAAAATATTATCCCTCTAACACATAAGATACTTGATATTACTGGTAATGCTTACTTTACTGGAGGAACTCAAATACAACATAAATTACAAGATACTAGAATAGTAAATATTTATGATAATATGACACCGATTACATCTAAATTAAATGAAGCTTATCTTATGCCTGTAAATAGTGGTTCTACGGTGTATAACTGTGTATTAGATTTTTATTCAATTATTCCAGATGTTGGTGCAGATAAAACCAAAACTGGTTTAGTTGTACCACCAAAACCTTTTAATGGTAAGACACTAAATTTACCAGACTACTTTACTATTAAAATTAGAACTTATAAAACATATAAAGAATGGGCACCGTTTGTTAGTTATGATTTTGGTGACAGAGTAACTTATTATGGTAAGTTATATGAATCAGTTTATCAAAGAGTAGAGTTTAACATGTTAGTGAATCTTACTAATAAAGTAAACTCTCCTAGAAAGTATGAAAATGTTACTAAATGGATATCTAACCAGTCATACTCGGAAACAAGTTTAGTTGAATATAATAGAGATATTTATGTTTTATTGAGTCCAACCCAATCAACTACTACACCATATTCTGATTTTACTACTAATATTCAAACTGAAACTTTTATTTGGAACAAAGTGACAGAGTGGAAGGAAATGGATTGGGATCCAGTTCAAACCATTTCGGAATTTAGACAAGGAAATGACTTATTGCCATTCAATTTTACATTAGACTCAAATATTGATCCATTTGTAGCAGTAGAGGTAGTATCTGATAATGGATATGGTTGTATTTATAATGATAAAAATAATTATGAAATAAGAGGATTAAAAGATTTAGTAGAGCCTTATAAACCTATTGAAACAATAGGACCATTTGTTCCTATTATAATCAATACTACACCACCAAGACGACCAAGACGTATATTTACACAATTATCTTCACAGATTATAGAAGAAAACCCTTAGATAAAATCTAAGGGTTTTTATTTTTTGATTACTACTTTACTTCTTCAAATTCAATTTCTGTTTGATTACTTTTAACATCTTGAGTAACTCCTTCTTCAAAACAAGCAACCCAGTCTAAGACATCTGTTGAAACATTCTTACCAATAGTATCATAATAGTTAAAAACTTTACTAACTGCACCAATTCTTTTAAGAATTTCAGAAAATGTATAAGTATCTTTTGTAAGACCTTTAACTTTATGTTCTGCAATTAAATGGTAGATATATGTTATCTCTGTTGCATCTACTAAGAATGGAATAGAGTCTGTATCATTTGTAAATTTATCTGCTCTCATAGTTCCTAGTATTTCTGTTAGTTCAATTGCTAAGAATATAGTATTTACATCATATTCTAATTTGCTTTGAATTAAATCACTTAAAAATTTCCATTGAACTCTATTTAAGTTAAAGTTATACTTAGTTGATTTTAATGCGTTTGTATAATTGATACAAAGTTCTTGAGCACTTTTATAAAGACTGTCTTTTTCTAATTCGGTTTTCCCTTTACCATTATTATTTTTGATAAAGTCTAATATTGCTTGATATTTATTATCTAGATTAGATTCAAAACCTTCTCCAATATTTTTATAATCTATATCATTTTCTGTAAAAATAACACTTGGTTTAATTACGTTTGTTTGTATATCTGACATACTTTTTTAATTATTTTTATACGATAAAATCGTTATCTTTATCCTCTTTTTGCTCTGCAAATAAAGTTTCCACCTGATTGGCTCTACTAACCTTTTCAACACCATATTTTACTACAATTGATGAAAATGTATTAAAGTCAGTTCCTACTAACTTAATCTTTCCACTTTCTAAATTCATGTTGATTTTATCAATTTCTTGTTCAATTAAGATAGTTCTTGATTCCTCATCAAAGGCATCCATTAAATCTTCATTGATAGTAATTTTTAAATCCTTTTTAAGAACAAATGCGTAGTCATCTGCAATTTTAGAGATTTTAATAAGTTGTTTTTGTTTTTTAACTCCGATAAATTCAAATTCTATTTTTACCGGAAATGTTTTTTTATTAAAAACATCAAAAAAATCATTTATTGTATCTTCCGATAGCTCATAAAAATTATCCATATTATATTTTATATTTTTATATTATAAAGAAATATAAAAGAAAGTTTACTAATTTTTAAGTAAAAAGTAAGATATGATACCTAATATTGTTAAGGCAGGAATAAATTTATAATAAAGACTATTATAAAGTTTAGGTGTCTCAAGTAGTGAGAATCCAATTACAATTAGATAAGAATATTTGTCAACTTTTTTAATCTCATATGATCTAAAAAGTTCAACTAATCCTTTCGAATTTAGGAATCTCGCAACTTCTGCACTATATTCTCTAATATAAGTTTCTGATATTCTATCAATATCTGTTTTTTTTAGTGAATAAGCTTCACCAACAAGCTCTTCAGGAACATTTAAAACAGTATATAATCGATAAGCATTATCGACTCTTATATTTAAGTTTTTCTCAAGATCTACTTTGTTCTCTTTAACTATTCTTCTATAAGATAGAAAAAGTTTTAATTTTTTTAAAAAAGATATTTTGTTCATAATTATATTATATGTATTTATATGGTATTTGTTTTAAAACAAATTAGTAAACCAGTTACCACCACCGCCACTATTTCCACCACCTACAACAGATTTAGTTTGTACCTGACCTTCAGATGCACCAGAAACATGTTGATCTAAAGTCATAGTAGTCTGATTTATATTACTTAATAATTGAATAATCATATCAAGTTGGTCATTCGTATTCATTTTTGATTTACCACCTTTGAGAGGTGCTGCTGTCGGTGCTAATTTTTTATCACCAACTACTGGACGCTTTGTTTTCGTGCCATCATATTCAACCAACTTACTAAATACACTTGCTCTTTCTTCAAGAGTTCTCATCATATTTTCTAAATTATCCTTATTCATTGAAGCTAACACTGCTAAATTACCAGTTAGATTTCTTATTAGGCCAACCTTCTTACCATCTATTGATGAAAGTGCACCACCAAACTTCTTCAATGATGTTGCTAACTTATCATAAGCTCCTGCAATAGTAATCATACCTCTGGCTGCCTGTGAAATAGGATCTAATCCAAGTAATGATTTTACTCCACTAAAGAAACCAGAATTTTTATCAACACTGGTTAGGTAATTTGCTAGTTTTGCATAATCCATCACATTTTTGGATAAATTCTTCATATAGTTAGGATCAATATTTTTTGAAAAATATTGTCTTCCTGACCAAATAGTTTTTGCCGCCTTCACTAATGAAAGTGCTACTAAATTAGTTTTCGCCAATCCAAATAGACTTGTATTCATTAAACGATTACTTAGACTTTTGTATCCAGTTAAATTTCTCGTTAAACTTGGAACAAACGCATTATTCATAGGGGTAAAATACCTTTTATTATTATGAATTATTTTTGCAGTCGATATCATTGAATACGCAATAAAGTTTATGTTCAAAAGACTAACCGGATCAACATCCATTAAATCGGTTGCAAGTTTAACATAACTTTTAATCGATTTTGATATGTTAGTTATCCATGTACTTGGTGGATAGGAATTCCAAATAGCTTTTTTAACTGTTCCAAATTTGTTTGCGACTGAAACTATCGCATTCGCAACTGATTTAATTCCATATACCATATCATTTGCGGCATCTGCACCTGAAGTAAACCAACCACTATTTTCACTCATATAAGTAAATACTGGTGCAAAAGCTTGTAAAGCTCCTCCAACATTTTTACCCCAATCTGCAGAAGGTGTATTTGATAAATCAAATTTAGACTTATTTACACCAAACGCATCAGCTGCTGCAATTATACCATCTACAATAGTTAGTATACCTGCTTTCATATCTTCTGGAGTAACTTTTGTACTAAACATACCACCACTACTAAGTGCTGCATATACAGGTGCAAAAGCGGCTATAGCACCACCAACTCCCTCTGCCCACTCTTTAGGTGGCCCACCTTTAAAACTATTTTTAACTTTAGGATCTGAAAAAAAGTTTGCCGCATCTACAATACCCATTGACACTGTTCTTATCGCTTGTGCAAAATCATCTGGACCAACTCCACCACCAAATAAACTCATTATTTTATTTGCTGCCAACATTGCATAAACCGGTGAGAATGCTGCCAATGCAAGAGCAATTCCTCCTGCCCATTCTAATGTAGGTCCACCTGTAAAATTACCTTTTGATAAGATTGCGGCCGAATCAACTATTGTTTGTGCAATCAATAAAACAGCTTCACCACCTGCAACTAATGCGGCCATTCCTAATCCAAACGATAAAAGAATTACACTACCTAAACCAGCCATTGCTAAACCAAATGCAGTCAAACTTATACCAACACCCATTGCCCATCCTAAACCAGGATAGTTAGCATATTTACCTTCTGATAAAATATAAGAAGCGGCAACTATTACTGCTGCAATCCCTACTATAGCAAGTGCTCCTAATGCTAGTGCTGCTCCACCAATACCAGTTTCAATTATTAAACCAAATACTGTGGCAATTAAACCAAATGCTAATATAGAAGCACCTGTACCAAGTGCCCATTTCCAACCAGGATAATTATCATATTTACCTTCTGAAATTAAAAGTGATGATACTGCTACAACTCCAGCTAGTATAATCATACATAATCCACCTTCTATAATCTTCTTAATTCCTATTTTTGCAAGTACAAAAGCGGCAAATCCCATTGCAATTGCGGATATCGCAAAAACAATAGAGAATACTACAATATTAAATAATAGAGCATAGTCAATTGGAGTAGTTTCCGCTAATATTTTAGAAGATAACATAATTGCAATTGATAATGCAGTAAATAATAGAGGTAATACAACAACATCTCCCAGTTTTATGTTTTTAATTGCAGGAGCCATTAGTTTTAAAGCAAATGCTAATACGACAAATATTATTGATATACCAATTGCTGTAATAAATTTAGCAAAAGTTATTGGAACTACCTCACCCAAATATTCTGATGATTTTGCTATTGCCATTGACATTGCTATAAGTAATAATGGCATCAATATTGCAGCAACTGCTGCCTGTGCTGGATCTAAACCTTTAAATGCACCTATTAGTTTTTTAATCCCAAATGAAATTACTGTAAACATTGCTGCGATTAAAATACCTGTTATCGCTTGTGCAAATGATATCGGAACTATCATTTGTAATACCCAAGATGATAGTGCAATTCCTAATGCAATTGCTGGTAATATTAGAGGTAAAAATAAAATAGCTTTTCCTAATGTTGATATATCGGCACCTAGTGCGTTTATCAATTTTTTAATTCCAAATGCAATTACTGTAAACATACCTGCTATTAAGATTGCAGTAAATGCCTGAGCAAATGATATTGGTTTTACAAATGCCAATACCCAAGATGATAGTGCAATTCCCAATGCAATTGCTGGTAATAAAATCGGTAGAAAAAGAATAGACTTACCTAATGTTACTATATTTTCTCCTAGTGCTAATATCAATTTTTTAATTCCAAACGCAATTACTGTAAACATACCTGCGATTAAAATCGCTGTTATAGATTGACCAAATGATATTGGTTTTATAAAAGACAGAACCCAAGATGATAACATAATAGCTATAGACATAATAACCATAACCTTACCAGCAGTAATTGCTTGTTCTACAGTTATTTTGGCTTCTGCTACTTTCTGAAATGCGTGTGATATTAAAACTATTGCTAAACCGAGTGAGACAACTGATAGAAAATCAACTTTACCTATTATTTTAAATGCTAAACCAATTGCCAATACCGCAACCGCTATTAAAAGTATTGTAGTTACACCTTTTTTAAGATTACTTTGTTTTTTAGGATCTTCACCAGTTTCATCAATAGCATTCTTTTTATCAGAATCTTTCTTCTTTTGCATCTCTAAAATAGTATTCTGTTTCTCTAAAATCTTTTTAGTATCTGACTTAATAGACTTTAAACTAACTGAAATCTCAGTTAGTTGTTGTGAGAAATTACCACTTTGAAGTGCATTGGTAGTTGTAGTATTACTACCCTCTTTCTTCTCAAGTGCTTTTGAGATCATTTCAAGTGAATCTGATAAATTATTTAATGCGTCTAATAACTGCTTATCCATAAAAGTATATATTAAAAAACTTAATCCTTTTAACATTTTATATATTTTTTACTATAATAAATAATAATATATAATAAATAAAATAATCATATGGAGATGGGACTAAAGAAGACTTTGAAGTACTATATTCTTGGTGAATCTTTAAAAGAAATTGAAGCTAATCGTATATTAGATAAAATTTCTAAAAAGAAAGCACTTTCCGATAGGGAAAAAAGATTTTTAGAATTATATAATCATAAATCTGAAGAAACTCCTAAAGACCATATGTATTTGTCTAAGAATACAACTTGTGAGAGAGTTAGAAATTTACTTGATACTGGTAAGTCAGTAATTTGTGATTTGAGTGATAGAGATGGTAAAATTGGATTACAAATTCTAAATATAGAGAATATTCACACTGATGATGATTGTACTGTATTTATGAAAGGAGATGAAACATATAAACTTCAAGATAGATTTTTATACAACATAATTTATAATCAAAAATTAAACAAGTATTCCCTACAAGAACAAGGTGAATATTATGAAAAAATAGAGCAAAATAATGAAGATTAAAAAATTTGATAACTTTATAAATGAAGTAAGTGGTACTGAGTTAGTTGGTCCAGAAATGGGTATGGGATTTGGTACAACTCCATTAAATAACAATACAATAAGTTCATCAGATACCTCAGTAATTTTTAGTGATATAAATAATACAATTTATACACTAGATGATTATAATCAATTATATCAAGATTATCTAAAAGCAGGTGGTGGACCATTAAATGGATTTACGAAAGAGAATTTAGATAAAATTATAGTTTCTTTACAGGAACAGCAGTAGAATACAATATATATAACAAATTGATAAAAAAACAGAAATCAAGTTATGAGTAAATTAGTTACCTTAAATGGTATAAATGATGAAGAACTATTAAATTCTTTATTTAGTAATGAAATATCTATTATAGAAGATATACAAGGAAGTAAAATTTGGGTTAATTGGAATGGTAAAGAATTCACGATTAAAACAAAGAGTATTTCAAGTGAGCCAATCAATCTTATAGATTTAGCAATGCAGAATTATTATAATCCTGCAATTAATTATTTTAACTCTTTAGATAGTAGAGTAAAATCATTGTTAAATAGAAAGTGGTGGTTTTGTTTTGAGTATTTTCCAGACGAGCAACCTGCTAATATAGAGTATAATAGAGTTCCTAAGAATAAATTGGTTTTAACAGCTATAAATAAAGCAGGTAAATATGAGTTTTTTTTAGAAGAATTAAATGAATATGCAAGACTTTTTGATGTTGAGATTATACCAGTTGTTTTTCAAGGAAAACTAACTGATAAGATGATTGAGGCAATTAAATATTTTTTAAATACTAGTGAAGAAGATTTAGATTATATTTTTGGTGAAAAGTCATTTACATTTTTCTTTTATAAGATATTAAATCCACTTTCGGAAGGTTCATTTTTAATGGATGATGATTTTCAAAAGAATATTGAGAAATTGATTATTAGAAATAACTCGGATGATATGTCATTTGAATTATTAAATCCTTTATATACAAGACTAGGTGAAAATAATGATACTGAGTTTGTTGAGATATACACATTGATATTGATAAACTTTTTAAACTTCTGTCAATCTGTTGATTTGAAAGATATAAAGTTAAAAGGTTCATCAAAAGATGAAATTTATATCTATTTAATATGTAAACTTTATAATATATATATTAGTGAAGTAAAACAGGATCTATTAGACTTTGATTTTGTAGTACCAGAATTTTTTGATAAAGATAAATTTAAAATAAATACAGAACTTATTCTAAATAAAGTAACTAAAGAATATTTATCAGAGTCTGAAAAACTTGAATATATTTTCAAGGTTATTCTTGGTTCATTTAGTAAGAAAAGAAAAAAAGCAATTGGTATATTCACTGATAATACAGTAAAACTATTCAATAAGTTTATTGATGATATTGAAGATCATATTGGAACTTACTTACAAAGAATTAGTGAGATAGAATTGACGAGAGCGGGTTTATTAGATTTTGGAGACTTCTTTGATATTCAATATGATGTTGATGGAGAGGGAGAAGTTTATCCAGATGTTTACTCTGAATTTGAAAAAGGAGTATCAAATGATAAAAAGAAAAAGGGTAAGGGTGGTAAAATGCCAATAGAACCAATAAATACAACAAAAAAACCCATATAATAATGGGTTTTTCTAATATAAAAATATGAAAGAAATAAATTTAAAAACAAAATCGATCAATGTTGAAACAAAGTCAAGACAACTTAAATGTGATTATTCTAGAGAGTTGGTTAAAGATCTTAATTCTTTCCATAATATTGATGTAGAGGCAGAATTAGTAAGACTATTAGATAGTGAAATTAAGACATCAATTAGGAAACAAAGTAGAAAGAAAAAAATTGAAAATTTAACGAAACATACTGACTAATTTTCATATAAAAACTATGTATATTGAAAATGTAATAATCACTAAAGAAAGCTCTGAAAGCGTAGCAAAACGTATAGATGATAAGTTATTTTCTCTTCAATTTTTACCAGAATGTTTATATGGAATATCAACTATAAAAACATTAGAATTTAATAACATTAAACTTAAAACAAACTATCTAATTGATATAGTACATAATTTAATATTAAAGTATTATTTCAAAAAAGAAAACAGATTCGCTCTAAATGCGACTATTCTAAAGGATAAGTATGGTTATCTTTATAACTATTATATCAACTACTTAGTTTCAAATGGTATTTTGATACTTAAAACAAACTATCAAAATGGAGTTACATCAAGAATATATGCCTTAGATGAAAATATATTTACTCATAAAATAAAAAGATATAAAAATTTAGATAAAGTACTTCTAAAAAAGTATAAAAATAAATTTGTTGATATGATTCATATCAATGATATTTCTAAAGTGAGTTTAATTGAACCACTTATAAAGGAAAAATTAGTTTCTGATCTATTCAGTGTTAAAATTGAATATGATAGAGCTATTTTCTTTCTAGATTCCTTAAAACATCAAGATATAGACATATATAACAGAAACATATACTCTGTTGATTGTATCAATGATAAACATATCTTTTATCACTTTGATGATTATGGGAGAATGCATACAAACTACACTATTCTTAAATCATTTATTAGAAAAAACTGTCTATTGATAGATGGTGAAGAAACTTGTGAGATCGACATACCTAACAGCCAGCCATTATTTCTAACTAAAATAATTGACATGCACTCTAATCTAGTAGATCAAAAGGAACTTCTCTTATTTAAAGAACTTACCATATCAGGAACATATTATCAATATGTTATGAATCAATTAGGTGAGAGTAATAAGAAAAAGGTTAAAGAGATGACTTATAAAGTTCTTTTTGGAAGAAATATTGCTACAAGTAAAGTAGATAAAAACTTTAAAAAACTGTTTCCAACAATTCATCAGTTTATTAAAAATTATAAAAAAGAAAATGGTGATTATAGAGTTCTGGCATATGACTTACAAAAAGCAGAATCGGATTTAGTCTTTAATACCGTTATCAAGAAAGTAATGCAATTTTATCCAGAGATAAAACTAATAACAATTCATGATAGTATTGTTATACCTAGAAAATATAAGGAAGAAGTGAATCAAATTTTTGAAATAGAGCTCAAAAAAGAGTTTAACATAAACTAAAAATAATATATAAGAAATGAAAACATTTTATTTAAGAATAAAGAATACGAAAGAAGTTTTAATAAAAACATCTTGTTATAGTATCGAAGAAGCAGTTGATTACTTTTCAAAGGTTAAACAATTACCAAAAAAAGATTTAGTAAGTATATTCTTGATTACTGAATCGAAAAAATAATATATACTTTGTGAATTTAGAAAACCCAAATATATCTTATCTTATATTATCATCTGATGGTTTAGATGATATGACATCTGTTCTTTATGCTAAAGATTATCAGATACTTCCCTTACAAACTTATTATAGAGAATCTTTTGATAATTCTGCTATGGGTTATAGTGATGTTGATAATGATACACTAAGAAAAGATGTTATTTTTTTATTAAATCACTTTCATCAAGAATCTGCGATTATTAAATATAAAGGAGAAAAAAAACCAAGAAGAATCTATAGAACTGGTGCTGAAAAGTTATTAGAAATCAATATGTTTAATACTGATTCTGAAAATGTTTCATACTTATATAGAGGATTATCGTTTTCTTTTGTGGAATCAAAGAGATATTGGGTTCCTAAATCTAAGGAAGATTTCAAAGTAGGTATGATAGTTGAGTATTTCAATAATAATCAATGGTCTGAAAAAGTAGTTGAAAATCCTAATGATGAATGGGAAAGAATGTATAAACTTCTTTTAAAATATGATAAAGTTAGAGTACAATCTATAAATTAAAAAACCTCTCAAAATTTGAGAGGTTTTTCTTATTTTATATGAAACCACATAATTCTATTTTTTAGACTCGGTGTTTCTTTCATAAAGTATTTATCTTCATTAAGTGACTTTATTACAAATAGTCCATCTTCTTGACCACCATTTATATCGGCTCTTAAAACAATAAATTTATCTTTTGAAATTATATTTGATTCAATTAAAGTATAATTTGTTGAAATTATAAGTTGTTTATCTCCATAAAAATATTTTGATATAGTTTCTGGATGTGCTAATAAAGTAGTTCCTGGACCACGTCTATTATTTACTGCAATATAATTACCACACATAAGTAATTTAGACATAATTTTTCTTTGACTATATTCAAAGTTTTCTCTAGAAGTTTTATCAGGATCATTAGTTAGAGTTAAATCAAATGATGACATTCCACTTTTTAAAACAGGTTGTCCTTGTGTAAATTTTTCCATATAGTTTAATAAATCTGTATGTAAATCTTCATAAGATGTAAAGGATGTTTCTTGTACAGTCATTGAAAATATTTTTGGACCAATAGTCTGTGTAAAGTTACCGTCTAATATTGGAAGATCTACTCTACTGTTCCAAGTAGATTCTTCTTTTTCACCAGTTACAATATCAATGGCTAGTTCACGATTTTTTGATTTTATCTTTAATTGTTCTTGAAGTGTATCTTCTTCTATAAAATCCATGTAAGATATAGTAGCAACAGAGCCACTATGTTGTTTTTCATAAAAATTACATAAGTATTTTATCTCCTTTTTTATTTCTTCTTCAGTTTTAGAAAGTATCATAGAAATTACTCATACCTATTTTTTGTGAACTCATGTTTATAGATCTAACTAAATCTTCTTTAGATATTCCAACCATTTGTTGAAGAATCTTTTCATTTATTGGGTTACTATCAATTTTATTATGAAAGAAATGATAAACACTTATTGGTAATACATTACTTGTTAAAAAGTTTTTAACTTTATGTGATAGAAACTCATCCGCACCACCTAGTCCAATAAATGATTCATTCCAACCACCTATTTTTTGTATAGCAGCTTTTCTAAATATAGAAATTCCACTACATAAAGAAGTTTCTTTACCAGGTCTATTGATTTTTAGTATGTCTTCATATTGTAAATTCGCTTCATTAGGAAAAAGATCAACAATAGAATTATGTGGACTAACCATTTCATACTTATCAAGTGATTGAATAGACTCAATAAGCTTATTAGGATCTAATATAGTGTCTGCATCACCAAATATTACGATATTTGTATTTGATGATTTTAAACCAACATTATATCCCCAAGATTTATTATAAGGTTTGTCAGTTTTGATAAAGATGTGTTTACATTTTAATGATAAGTGTGATATTTTAGAGTGTTTATCTTGTTCAACAAGAATAACTTCTACATTTGCAAACCCATTTATCCAATCAAGAACTCGTCTAAGATTGTTTAGCCTATCTGGGCTGTGTCTATATCCAATTATATAGGTAAAAGAATGTGTATTCATTACTAATTTATTATTTTTCTAATTATATTGTATTTTACCAATTAGTTTAGTGGATTTTGATAACCCTTTTGTTGAGTTATAAGTAACATCTGACTAGTTGATAAATCGTTGTGATTCCATCCCATTTTTTTACAATATTCTACTAAAAATTTCTCTTTCAAAAAAGAAATTTCTTGTTTCGTTTTAGTTTTCATAACTTTGATTTTTATTTTATATATAATTTTACTATCTTTGTCGTATGGTATTTAAAGTAAGAGGTATATTAGATTTCAGTCCACAGGACAAAACTAAGAAGCATGCTAGTCAAGCTTCTTGGAAGAGAGTTGCTATGATCCGAACTGAATGTGAATTAGATAGATACTATGCTTGGTTTTTAAAGAAGAGATTTAGTCTTGAATTAAATAGTACCTTGAGAGGAACTCACGTTACTTTCATCAATGATAAAATGGACGCTAAAACATTTGAACAATTTGCACAAATCTTCAATGGTAAAGAAATTGATTTCTATGTTGAAACTGAGCCAAGAAGTAATGGTGAGCACTGGTGGTTAAGAGTTCACTGCCCAGAAGCAGAAAGTATTAGAGAAGTTATGGGTTTATCAAGAGAACCATTCTATGGAATGCACCTAACATTAGGATATGCTCTAGTTAAATATCCAGAGGCTACTGCACTAAATGATAGTCCACTTGCAATTAAAGTAAGAAAAGATTATATAGAACATTCTAAATATATTTTAGAGTGTTGTAAAAGACACGAATTGATTTCTAATGAACCTAGAAAATCTTTAAGTGAACATGAAATAATAGAGTTTAAATAAAAAAGAGGACAAATGTCCTCTTTTTTATGTTCTTGATTGATACCACATTGATTTTGGTTCTTCTTTAGGTTCATCTAATTGTTTTGGTTCCTCCTCTTTAATTTCCTCTTTCTTAGGTACTTCTCTTGGTATATCTGCAATATTATAACGAAACCATTTACTATTTGGATTTCTATAATCTGGTGAACCTCTAAGTGTTTCAACATCATCATACAAGTGATTTACTTTTATACCATATTTTAATGCGTGTATACATCTTTGAAAGTTCCTAGAATCACCTAATAGTGAAAATATCTTCCAAATTTCTCCTTCAATTTGATCATCTATTAGACTTGGTAGTAATTTTTTAAACCTAAATGCACTATTTCTATCCGAGAATATGCCATAATGATACATATTTAGTGCTTCTCTACCACCCGTCCACATAGGTCTTGGATCTGATTGAGGAAGTGTTAAACTAATTTGCAAATCTGCATTATCATCATAAAGTTCTTGTAGTGTGTATTGTTTTGGTGGATCTTCTTGGTCCCATTCATCTGGATTATTCCAATTTTCTAACCCATCATCCCAGTTAGACATATTTATTTTAAATGAAAATAAAGGAACATCCCATCCTGGTAAAGATCTACCTAATTTTAATTTTGTTTCTTCTAATGGTTCAAAATAAAATTGTATCGTAAAGTATAATTCTCTTTCTGCATCACTCCAAAGATCAAGCATTTCTTCTTCTGATATATCTTCATATCTTGTATTGATATCACCTATACTTGATCCAGATTTTCTTGTATTTAGAATAAACTTTGCCTTAGGTTTCGTAAATTTAACCTTTCTATCTATATCACTATAGTTTTTAACGAGTTCTATATTATAAACACCCCATTCTTTTTCGGAACCATAATCTTTTAAATTTCTACCTTTTTCTACTTTATGAGGCATATTCATAAATCTTTGACCGGCATCTCTATAGACTTTTGGTGTTAGTTCTTCGTAAGTTTTAATCCATTTCATAAAGTATATATTATTTTTTAAACTCACATTTATATTCATCATATAATAAATATGAGAGAACTATCATTAGAAGAAAGAGTACAACTATTTTGTAATAAGTATAAAAAACATATTTCTTACGGTTTCGACTTGACACACGAAGATTTAGATAAACATGATATTACTAGAAATATTGAAACTAATTTAAAAAAGGATATATAACTAGAAAATAGTAAATTATTAAATGAGTGATATTACAACAATTGGTTATTTAGAAGATCTAGTCGAACAAGTTAAATCTTTGGATACTACTGAATTATCTGATAAATTAAGTAAAGAAGAAAAAAAAATAAAACAAGTAGTTGAAGAACAAAAAGTTTATTTTTGGATAAGACTTTATTTAAAGGAAGAAGATTCTAACTTAGTGATAGGAGATGATATTTCTATCAAATGGACTCCAACTGGTGAAGAATTAAAAACAAAGTTTATCTGTTATGGTAAAACTGGACTACAAAAAGATTATGATGAGGAAATAGTAAACTATAATTCAGAAGATGATAAGAAAGTTCTTTGTTTAATGGTTGATGAAGGTCAAGTCAATTATAATGAAGATATTCCTTTTGTTAGAACTTTATTTAAAGTTGGTCGTCATTTTGAATATCAATTAGTTAAAAGATCAGAATTACTTTTTGTCAATGTTAGAAATGGTATGATTTTAGACTACTTCGACTGCGATTTTTGATTTATGGAAACAGATTCAATAGAATATTTATTATTATCTTACTTTAATGAACTAATTTGGGTGGATCAAAATCCAGTTGAATTTACTATTAGTGAGACTTTTAAAGAAAATGGAAATATAAGAACTTCAAATAAAGTAGAAGTTTATCAATTACAAGATTTGTTAGTAACTTCTTTGGAAGATACTAACACTTTTTTGTTTGAACTAATGTCTGATTGCCAGTCAAAACAACTAAATTTTTATCCAAAGAATATAGTATCTAGATTATTCAATTTAAAGTCAAATAAACGACTTAAAAAAGAATTAGATGGTCTTACATCAAATAACTGGATAATTACTTCTAATCATATATATGATGTTTATATGAAAGATTGTGGATATAATGTTTACTTATCTAATGAGTTTGAAAATCAAATTGTAATTGGTGACAAATCATCTAAATTGATATTAAACAAAAATCTAAAAGAATTCTATTTGGATAAGTCTAATATTAGAGTAATAAAGTTAAAATAAAAAAAGTCGAGATAAATCTCGACTTTTTTTATTCTATTCCTAATTGTTTTAGTTTAAGATCTCTTTTAACAGAATCATCAACTATTAGTTGAACCTCACTTTTATTTACCCATTTATCTTGCATAAACTGAATTATACCTGATTTTTTTGCCGCATCTCTTCCAATTTGATCCATTGATGTAAAGTCAACTGCTTTAACTTTTACTCTAGATTCGGTTACATCTAAAACTTCTAATTCATAAGTTACTTTGAAAGATTCTGGTTTCATTTTGTTACCATCTTTGTCAGTATCAGTCCAACTAAGTCCGTAATCTGGATAAATAACTTTGTGTCCCGGCTCGATTGCAATTAAATCTTTCTTAAAAGCATCTGCCTTATCCTTTTCTTTTGAGACTTTATCTCTTTCTTTTGAGACTTTATCTTTCTCTTCTCTTATGTCTTCGCACTTAGAATAAAGAATGAAATTACCTATCAAAGAACCTAAAAGACATAGAGATAGTACTAATACTACAATTTGTATCATATTTTTATTTTTTAAAGTTCGTAATACATTTCACCATAAATTGGAGATCTTCTAATTATCTCTTTGATCAATTCAAATCCAATATCTTGAAGTAAATATAGGAATACTTGATCGTTCTCATTCTTAGTTACTATCTCACCTGAAACTAATTTTTTAATGTCCTGTTTAGTAAAATAAACATCAGTTTTATTATAATCAATACCGTGTTTGGCTATTCCGCTTTTACATAAGTTTGTGAAGGTAACCTCATTAAAGACGGTTCTTATTTCTTTTTGCATATTAAAATCTTTTTTAACTATATAGTTTTTTTATTAGTTTGTTTATTGATTATACAAATATATAAAAAAATATCTTTTTAACATATTATTTTTAATATATAAATCACAATAAATTATAATTATACTAACATGAAATGGATTAAAAATAGAAATCTTTTTTTAGAAGCTAAATTACGTGATGTTATCCTACCAAGACAAGCAAAGGCTGTAATATCAAAATGGGGAGAAAAATACTTAGATTATGAAGAGGTAACACCTACTGATAAGATCATACAAGGAAGTTGGAAGTTATCTGAAGAAGATAAGAATGAAGTATTAGGTGTTTTCTGTCAAACAGATATGCCACAACTTTTTACTTTGTTTTCAAGTTTACCAGAACAATTTGGTAATGTTTTAAATCAATCGATCAATACGGATCTATTTAGAGAAGATAAAGCAACATATGAAAGAATTTTCGAAGGATTTGATATTAGAAAACCTAAATTAGATCAAATACTTGCTATATTCAGTTCAGTTTTTAGAAAACTATCAATTGCTGATACAATGGCAACTTCTGTCATCTCTAAAGATGAATCAAACAGACCTATTAGAGATGAACAAGGTAATATGATTAGAGTTGAAAAGAAAGCAGGTGATTTAGTTTTTAGTAATAACTTAATCAATATAAACTCTTTTATCGGTGACTACAATGATTTAGTTGATAAATGTATTGAAGCAAATGTTGATGGATGGTCTGAATCAGATAAAATGGCGTCTTCAAACTTATTTTCTGAAAATAGAAACTTAGGTAGTTTTATAAACTTTGCTGCAACAAATGAGAATACACAATATAAATTAGATTTTGAAATTTTTAATAAAGACATTTTCTTAAAAATCAGTCATAATCCAAAAGACATTTTGAATATGTCTATTTCTAAGTTCTATTCTTCTTGTCAACACTTATATAGTGGTGGATATAGTCGTCAAGTTTTGGCAAATGTATTTGATCCAAATAGTATACCAGCTTTTTTAATTTTTGAAACTCCTATTTTCTGGGAAGGTGAAAAAATATCAGAACATTTACCATTATCTAGAATGATTATTAGAAATTTAGAGTCATTTGAAGAAAATGCTCCTACAAGATTATATTTTGATAGAGCTTATCCAGATAGAATGCAGAATAAATTTGAGGAAATTGTTACTAAATATACAGGAAATGTAAATGATGGTCAAAGAGGAGAAAGATACTTATATACACCAGATTTAGATTTTGAAGATTCGCTAGATGCACCATATCAAGATAAGTTATCACTTACACAAGGTAAGATGATTGGTAAAAACATTAAAACATTATATTTAAGTCAAATTGGAAATTGGAAAAATATTAGAGTTGATCCTAATGCAAGAATTAAAGAATTGATTATCGAAACTACTGAAATACCAGATAGTTTATTGAATATAAATATTACTTTAGATTGGATTAAGTTTAAGTTTATTGAAATACATACTTTGAAAGACTTTGATAATATCAAAACAACAAATATAGCTTTTGATAAATGTAAATTTTCTAATGATGTTTTACAAGATATTAATAAATCAAATCCAAATATTACAAAATTACAAATAATTAGTTGTGATAATGTTGGTTCTTTTGACTTCTCTACTTTCAAAGCATTAGAAGAGTTACAAGTAATATATACTTTAGATTCTGCAGAAGATTTGAAATCGATTGTATCAGAAAGTTTGAAGAAATTGATAATTTCTGGAGACTTGGTAACCAAAGAAAGTAAATCAATAATATCATCTCTTAGAAGTAAAGGATTAAAAATAGAAATAGTTGGACCAGTAATATGAAAAATCTAAAATATATAAAATTATTTGAGGCATTTGATGCAAGAACACTTAATGTAACTTTAAAAAATATTAAAGGATCAGAAGATAAGAAAAACTTTTTATCAAATCTAAAAACAATATGTGATAAATTTGATATACCCGAATCTAAACTTAGTGATGACTTATTTACTTATTTACCTTTTAACAAAGCGTTGAAGTTCAACAATGTTGTTTCTGATGACCAACCTTGTGATGCAGTAGGTGAATTTGTTCATGGTGAAAGATGTGACAATGGTAAAGTAAGAAGACCTTGGGGTAGAGGATTTAGAGTTGTTGATTGTGGTACTTGTAAAGGTACTGGTATCAAACCTAAAAGATCAGATTTATCTTTACTTAAATTTTGGTTTAATTCAGAAGGAAAATACGTTGCTACGACTGCAGTAGATGGTATTTACAGAGCATCAACTAACACTGCGGCAACAGCATTCTCACCAAATATTACTGATTATGATGTAGTTAAAAGAATTCCCAAAACACAGATAAAAAATCAATTAGAAACTGGTGATATAATATCAGTAGATCTTGTAGATAATCATTGGAATGGAACCGCTTATAATGTTGAAACACAAATTGTTGCTTATGTTTATAAAGAAGTAAGATATGGTAATGAGATTAAAGTATTTGCTATTCAAAATAGAAGAGGTAGATATCCTAGACCTTGGAATAGTGACTGGAGAAGTATTGGTAATGAGTCTTGGACTCTTACAACTTCTAAATGTAATAATATAAACCTATTAAAAGCTAAAGCTAATGCAGGTGGTCAGGATCCTTATGGATATAATACATTATTTGATATGTCTAACTTCCGTGTTAGACCAGTTCAAGTTACTTCTACATTGAAAGATGCAAACTTTGCAATTATATTAGATTTTTCTAAATTAGATAAGTTGGGGGTTGTAAAGAAAACAGAAGTAAAATCTGGTAGAACAGAATCAAGAGAAGGTGCGACTGCATTTATATCTAACGATGATATAAAGAAAGCAAATATTAAAAGATACTTTGATAAAATTGCGACTAGTTTTAAACTAACTGGAGAATTACAAGATGTTAGTAAGTTTACTAGTATGGCTACTAGAGTTCTTGGTGGTAGATCTTGTGTGTACTTCTTAAATAATTCTGCAAGTACTAATGAAATGGATACTCTATCAACTATAGCAGGATATATCTTTAAGATGATTAAAAAAATAAAAACTGCAGAAAAGGCAGATAATCAATCTACAGAAGATGGATTCGTAGGAACTGCAGTTGAAGATTTAAAACAGGATAGAGATTTTATAGATATTATTACTATTATTAACGATAAATATAAAAGTTTATTAGATAATTCAATTAAAAAAGTAGATAGTACAACTAGATTCCTTAAACAACTTAAAGATAAAATTAAAGCAGATGCTAGTGAAGATTGGATGGATAAAGATCTTAGAATACTATCCAATATAGATAACTTATCTGCAGAAATAAACAAATATATTTCATCAATCAAAGTAGATACTTTAGAAGATGTTGAATTTTTAATACAAGAAATTTACTCTATAAAAAGTTTATTAAGATCTGATAGAATGTCTATGACAAACTTAAATGGTTTATTTGATAGAATGCGTCCAGGTAGTTATTATAACGAAGTTCGTTATTTATATCCAGCACTTACAGATAGAAGAACTTATTATGGTAATATAAACAACGGTATTCAATCTATAATTACAATTATAAGAAAAAAACTAGCAATGTTAGACTAAATGAAACACTTGAAAATATTTGATAATTTTCAAGATAAACAAACATTGATAATTGTCGATGTTCAAAAGTCTTTTAGAAAGTTTTTTACTGAAATGTATTTACACGAATTAAAAAACTATTGTAAGAAGTTTGAATCTGTTTACCAAATTTGGGATAACCACGTCGATGGTAAGAATGTAGATAAAGATTATCTATATGATGAGGATCCAGACATCCCAGTTCATAAAGATTTATATCGTTTTCCTAATCAAAAAGATCTAATAGAGAAAAGATATAACTATGATGTAGATGTAGATTTCTATAAAAATATTTTATCTAAAGACGTTTATAAAGATCTAAAAGAAAAGGAATCTAATAAGGAATTAAAAAGAGGTGATACTTTCAATACTAAAGAAGGTACATTTATAATTTATATTGGAAATCATCATAAATGGTATCACCTACCGAAAAAACTACAGGAACTATTCACTGAATTAAAAGGACAAGAAGTTGTTATGGTTGGTGGTTCTGATTCAGAATGTTATTTAGACGTTGAAACTGCCGCTAAATCATTTGGAGTTAAAGTAAAAAGAGATTTTAAATATATCTACAGTGCCAATCATTGTCCTATAAAGTAATACTTAGTTTACTGTTGCATAAACTTGATAATCAGAAACCGTAAAACTTATAACCATATATTCTTGGTATCTTTCAGGATCTTCAAAAAACTCTACATATAATTCGTAAGGAACAGAATCTACCTCTGGTATATAATCCGCAATCTGTGCCATTAGTTCTCCTTCAATTGATTCTGATGATAATCTAGTTTCATGTAATAGTTCTGTTAGATTTGCACCAAAGTTAGGTTCACCTAAAACTTCACCTTTATTAGTAAAAATAATCATCTCATACTTTTGTATGATAACTCTGATTACGTCATCTTCGATAAGTTCTGCCAATTTAAACATTGGATGTCCTGGGTAACAGATATAAAAATCTATAAAGTTAAAGTTCGCCATAAATTATATATTAAAAATTTATATATACTTAATGAGATATTTAAAGAAATTTAATGAAGGTCAGTCACCATCTGATATAATAGATAGTATAGAGGGCATTTTAGTCGATTTAATGGATAATAATATGGTAGAAATAACTGATAAGTCTTGGGCTTTAGAGGTTTCTATTAAATTACCGGTCGATATTGTAGATACTGATAATAGGAGAGACTTTATATATAATGAGATTGATTTTGAATCAATTAAAGATAAAGTTTTAATGCTATTGGATTATATGAAGAATAAAGGATATAAATATAGAATGTCTTGTAAGATTAAGGGAAGTAGTACTTTCTTTTCTGTTAAAAGAGATACTATTATTGATTTACCAGTAACAGAAGTAAAAATCATTTTTGATAAATAATATATAAAATAATAAAAATAAAAATTTAAAATGAAATATTTAAAAAGATTTAATGAAAGTATTTTAGATGATGTTAGATCTGAAGTAGATAAAACTCGTTCTAGTATTAGTTCTAAGTTTGGACGTTTTTCTAATGTAGAAGATGAATTCAATGATGATAGTTTTGAAGTAACTGGTAAATTAGAAATACAAGGTGGTTCATCAAAAACACCAGTTATTAAAATTAGAAGTATGAATAAAACTATAGATGGTACTTCGGTATTATCTGGTGATATAATGGCTTGGGATTTAACTAAATTTGACGGACAAGAAGTTACTATAAAAGGAACTACTAAAAATGGTGAAAAGCCTTCTTTTATGAATCCAATTATGGTAAATGAAATACAATAAAAAAAACCCAGTTTTAAACTGGGTTTTTTAATATATCTCTAAATTTTCCTATAATTGTTATACCAAGTATTAAAGGATCTGTTGCTCCTTCTAATTTAGATGAATAATCCGCAATTATATAAGCAGTTTCAAATAATTTATTTACACTTTCTCTTTTATCTGTTATACACCAATCAATAAAAGGTTTTCCTAATAGTTTAATCATTACATCAATTTTCTCCGCTCCAAAGTTTGACACTAAAAAGTGATAAGTTTTTTCAAAGTCTAAATCTTCATATAAAGTATTATAAAGTTCTAACTTCACTTTTGCAGAAACATTACCTGTTCCATCACTTATTGCTCCAGTATCTAAATAACTCTGTACTTCAACTAATACAGAACGAAAGTCTGGAAACTTTTTAGTAATAATATTTACTAAATCTTCTTTTGGTATCTCGGATTCCTCTTTAGGAAGAATTTCATTGATAATCTTTTTATAAATCTCTTGTTTAAGGAACTTTTCTTCTTCTACTCCTTGACAGTCAAATCCAATTTGTTTAATTCTTGATTTTAATCCATCTGATATTTTATTGATGTGGTTCGTTGTAATGATAAAACGAACATTTTTGTTGTATCTTTCTATAAAAGCTTTAAATGCGTCTTGGAAGTTTGTAGAAACTCTCTCAAACTCATCTAAGAATACATATTTAATATCTGAATTAGTATCCATCATTGGAGTAAACTTACAGAAGTTATCGATTTCAGTTCTAAGAACATCAATTGATGTATCCATTGAACAGTTCAATTCTAAGTAAGGAGTTTCTTTTGAGTATCTACCGATTAGTATTCTAGCTAAACTTGTTTTACCGGTTCCGTAGTGACCGTGGAATATATAGTGTTGGTTTACACCATTTTCTAATTCTTTTCTAATTCTTGGAAGTAATATAATGTCGTCGATAGTTTTTGGACGCCATTTTTCCCATAATAATAATTTATTTACTGACATATTTTATCTCATTTTCTCATGAGTATATCAAAAATTATCAAGAAAGTTTATACTTTTGGACGCCCAATTAGATATTCTTCTTCTGTTATAGTATGGTCTGGAAGAGTTCTTGTATAAACACCTTGTCTTATCCAGTTTATCTCTGAATGAGGAAAAATTTTACTAACAGTTTGTTTATCACAGTATTTACAACCTGCACCTATAAGTATCTCAGCAGGTCTTCCTGAAACTTCAATCCAAAATCCTTCTTTATGCAATAGGACAATCAATTGTTTCATTAGTTCTTTCCTAGCTTCTTTTGTTCCATCATGACCCCAACCAGAAATCTTGTGTCCATTAGACTCTCTAGAAAATATAACAACATCGGCTTGTGGATCTTTATCTATATCAACTGCTGTCCAGAAAGTTAAGTCTGGATCATTTACAACTGCATCAGGACTTGATATTCTAACATGTCCACCAAGTGGTTTATATGCCAAATCAACAATCTCCCATATTTCTTTTTTAAGCTTTTTTCTATCTTCCATAGAAAGTTCAACCCATTTATTCTTATCATATAAATCGGAAAAAGTAAAGTCTTCAAATAATTTAATGTAATTCATTGTCACTCCATTTTTTTAATAAGTCTAATGCTATTCTTCTTCTACGTCCAATTGGTATAGTAATATCAGTTCTATCTATTTCTTTTCCATGTTTTTTAAAAAAATCACTTCTACCATTACTATCAATACCTAATTCAATAAAATCATCATCAGTTAGTATAGGTTCACTTTTATATGGTTTTGGTTCTTTAGGTTCTATAGATTTTATATGTTTTTTATGATGACAAGGTGACTCTGTCCATACTTGTAATGTTTCTCCTTCTTCCTTAGACATTTTAAGTAGTTCATCATATGTTAATGTTCCAACTACACCACCATCAATTAACATTTGTTGATATTCTGTGATTGCTTTCATAAATCCATCTTTATCTTCGTAATAATCTGGAAATTCTTCAACTTTTTTACCTAAGAAATCTTTCACGGTTCTTTCTGGGGAGAACCAAGTACTTCCTAATCCACCGTTTCTTAATTCTTTATTAAAACCAAAGATAGCACCTTCTTTAGGGATAATATCAAATGCAGTTCCATACCAACCAATCGAACTATCTGGATTTGGTCTAAAATACATATGTACTGATTTTAAAGGATGTGGAATTCCCAAGTTAGCATAATTATTTATAAATTCAATGTAATCTTCATCAATTGAATTTCCAGAACTTACTGTACGTAATTTAGGATCATCAATATATTCATCTTTATCAATTTTAACTCCTCTTACTAATGTTCCATTAAATACATTGGGAAATTCATTATTAAAATCTTCAAATATTTTTAAGTACTTCATATATCTATATATTAAGTTTAGAGACTTATATTTTTTTAATATATACTTTATGTCAAAAAATATAACAACAGAAGATTTTATAAAAATGTCAATTGAATTATTTACGGATAAGTATAATTATTCAAAGACTAATTATGTTAAAATGAAAGATAAGGTTATTATAATATGTAATGTACATAAAATTGAATTTTTACAAACACCTGATAAACATTTATCTTCCAAAACAGGAGGTTGTCCTAAATGTAATACAATAGGGAAGGGTAGATTAACTAATAAACTTTTCATAGAAAAATCAAATTTAATACATTTAAACAAATATGACTATTCTATAACAGAATATATTAAATCAAATGAAAAAGTTAAAATATCTTGTAAAAAACATGGACCTTTTGAGATTAATGCAAACTCACACCTAAATGGTAGAGGTTGTTCTAAGTGTGGTGGTAATTATAAATATAAAATTATTGAGTTATTGGATACATTTAATAATATGTATAGAGGATATACATATGATTTTAGCAATTATAAAAATATTAAAAGTAGAATATTAGTTAAATGTCCTAAACATTCTCAATTTGAAACAAGTACTGAATTATTACTAAATGGATATGGTTGTAGTTCTTGTGGTAAGAAAAGTACTGGTGAAGAAAAAGTATCAGAGGTATTGAATAAGAACAATATAATATATATAAAACAAAAGTCTTTTGATGGATGTGTTTTCAAAAATAAAATGCAATTTGATTTTTTTATTCCAGAATTTAATACTTGTATAGAGTATGATGGTATACAACATTTTGAACCAATTAAATATTTTGGTGGTATTTATTCATTAGAGAAACAAAAAATTAAGGATAGTATTAAAGATAATTTTTGTAAAAAAAATAATATTAAATTGATAAGAATTCCATATTATGAATTTGATAACATAGAAAAAATATTAAATTATTCATTATGATAGGAGATAGGTATAATATGGATGATGTCTTCTTTCGTGATCTAACCATCTGCGTTTTAGATACACTAGAAGGACAAGTAAAGTGGATAAATAGATTTACCTCAGGTGATAAATTTGTAGAAGTTCCTTTCTACTATTCAATGACTGGTGATGAAAGATTTTTGTTAGATACATTTACTGATGATATAGTTTCTGGTGATTCTACTGGAAATGGTAGGTATCTTGAATTAAATACTGACATTATACCAAGAGGACATTTAACACTTAAATCATTTGCAATTCGTTCAGATGAATTTGCAAATCCAAATGTTTGGTTAAGAACAGTTGTTGAGAATGAAGTTGAAATAAAAAAGGTTTTAGGAAGAATTAGAGCAGTTCCGGTAACTGTTAGTTATGATTTGGTAATCACTTTATCAAGTGAGATAGATACTTTTAAATGTAGTCAGGCTATTATGGATACATTATGGATATATAAATTCATGTATTTTGAACATAATTTTATGAATATTGATGCAGTTATTTTAATGCCTGATTCAAATTCTATTGAAATGACAAGAGATAAGAATTTAACATCTGATAATTCAATAAAAATGACAGTATCATTTGAAGTACAAACATACTACCCTGCTTTTAGAAGAGATAGAGCAGATTTCCCTGGTTATACAAAAGAAAATGGTGGAATGTCAGATCTAAATGGATATGAAATAGAGGGTGGATATTCTGACTTTTTTAATAATGTTCGTGGTGGGACTACTGCAGGAGAGCCAAATAAGGGATTTTTTGTTGCACCTAAAAGAACACGTTGGTTTAATAATATTCTACGAGCTAGAGAACAAAGTTCTAGAAGATATGATAATCCTAATGGAGATTTGGGAAATAAAAACAAATAAAACAAAAAAAGGAAAAAAATGACTTTTTTACCTTAATATATAGTAATATAAAAAAAATAATAAATTAGAAATATGAAGAATCTTAAACTTGAATTGTTTAACTTCAAAAAGGATCTTTCTCTTGATCAAGAAGAAATATCTACAATTGTAGAAGGACATATGAATGCTTGTAATCAACATTCAGAGAAAACTATAATTACTTCTCTTAATGAAAGATTAAAACCTTATACCTATGATAAAGGTGTTAAGGTATTATTAGAAGGTCTTAATGATGATATGGCTGCATTTGAATTACTATACGAATTGAAAAATTTATATGGTGTTCTTAATACAAGAAATCAAGGAGAACTTTACAGACAACCTATAAACGTTTTATTACAAACAATTAATCTTGAATCAGATCAAGATAGAATGTCAAAAATTCTTAATGAATTAGCTATTTATGACTGGGTTCCAGAAATTAAAGTATTTGTTCATAACTTAACAAAATCTCCAGAAAAAAGATCTAATCTTTTAAGTGGTGGTAGTGGTGAATCAATCTTTACTGTTGTAGAACAAGTTGAAGAAGGACATGTTGCTTTGGTTAGAGATTCTTGGTTTTTATTGACTGAAAATTCAATTGAAAAAACATTATTAGAAAATCATATTAAAGATGAGACAGCATTAAGAAGTTTAAGAACTTTGGAAACTGCAATGAAATACTCAACTGTTACTGAAAGTAGAATTAATTTTAGAATTTCAGAATATCTAACAATTGGTTTATCAGTTGGTAAAAAAAGTGGATTATTCATCAATGATGACGAATTAAATGAAGAAACTACATTAGAAAGTTTGTTTAACTCTCCAATTATTCCTATCGTTAACAAAAACTTTTATCCAGTTTTATTAGAAACTTCTAAAAACTTAGATAAATTTGTTGAATTAGATGTTGTAAAAAGAGTTAATAACTTAGTAAATCCTTATTTAGAAGTATTTGCTTTCAATTACAAAAATAATACATTTGTTTACAGATGTGATGAAAGATATGGTAATTCATTCTTTAAATATGAATCTGCTTTAGAATTAGTAAATGAGGTAAGAAATGAACTAAACTATGACTTAACTTACTTCTACGAAAACAAACTAAGTAAAGAATTAATTGTTAAAAGAAAACTTGAAGATAAAGAAAGAGAAATCACTCTTAAATTAGAAGATGTTGAATTTAACATTGATAAAGTTAAAGGTTCTTTAAAAATGATTGGTGAATCAGAAGTTTTAACAACTGCTTTATCTAACTTAGAAAAAAGACAAGCTAATCTTTCTACTGAATTAAGTGCAGTTAAAGAATTACAATATAAAGAAAGAATAAAAGGATAAGATAACTAAACAAGTTATTATTCATAGCATTGCTGATTTCTAATACCTTCGGGTCATGACAATCATATAAATAAAAAAAATACTCAAACGAAAGTTTGAGTATTTTTTTTAATATATACATATATGTATTCACTTTATGTTTTAAAAGACCCAGATAGTCTTATTATTAAATAATCAAGAAAAGGTTATTTTTTATTAAACTTTTATAATCATAATTATATAACATGAAACCATTAAAAGGTAATTAAAGAGTTTACTCTTATAAAAAATGATTTAACGGTTATTTACTTAAACAATAAAGAGCTCTATATAGAGATCATAGTGTCAAAAGCACAAGGACGACTAACAAGAAATGCGGAGAAAATGCTAGAGTTACTAGCAAAAAAGACAATAAGAAAAATGAGATACTGGTCAAATGATGACAAGTTAGATTGCTACCAAAGTGGTTTACTAGATATGTTTCAAAACTGGTTCAATTTTAATGAAGACAAATCAATCAATGCATTTGCTTATTTTACAGAAATCTTTAAAAGAGGATTGGCTAAAGGATGGAATGACCTTTATAAAAAGAAAGGAGATAATGAACATTTAATTAAACTTATCTCAATAAATGGTGCCAACGATGGAAATGGATTACACTCAATTTAATATACAAACATTTGATTTAGTCTCAGATCCGGGTTTTTCTACTGCAAATTTTTTTAATAAAAATTATATAAGAATGAAAAGAATAAGAAACTTATTTAATTTTTAGTATAGAATACTTTTAAACCAATTTTTATGAATAAAGTTTATCTTCAAATCTGGGAAGAGTCAATTATTAATCAAGGAACAAGACCTGATGGTTGTTCACTACATATCGACCTAGAATCAAATCAAAAATATTTAAAATCAATCTATGAATTTAGAGAAAATTTAAAAATACCAAATGATTATGATTCTGCAGTTGGTGAACCAGTTGAGGTCTTGGTAAACGATGATGTTTACAACCTAATAAAGATAGACAAAACAATTAGATTATTACAAAACGAATTTAATAATTTAATACAACTAAAAGATATAATACCAAATGATTGTTAGTTTAATAATTTTATTATTTATAATAAATAATATTTATTTTCTTAAAAATAGAGATTATTTACAAAAGAATTTTTCGGAAAAAAATAATATTAGATTACTAGATGTTTTATATTATTATATAAATCTATTATACTATGTCTTTGTATTTATTGGTTTATTTACTGACTATAAGTTATATTTCTATATTTTAACTATAACATACCTATTAAAGTTTCCGCTATATCATATAAATAGAAAGATATATCAAATATTTTCATATTTCTATTCACATATAACAATTATTATTTTACTTACTTTATTATATTCCAAACTTTTTTAAATGTAGTTCAGTTATGATTATAAAATCATATCCTTTCTTATCACACCAAGAAATCATAGTTTCCCACTTAGTCTTATTCTTATAAGCCATTTTAAGATCATACTCGAAGTTTTTTAACTTCTTTAATCCATTTTGAGGTACATTCATTTTTCCTTCTTTTAAATCAATTACCATTTGATATTCTTTCATTGGCTTTACTTCAACCACGACTCTCTTTCTAGTTCCATCTGCAAGTTGCATCTCATAATAAAAGTCTGGATAATAACAGTGTTCTTTAACTCTCATATCACCATTGTCAAAATGAGTCATTTGATAAGGTATTTTAAGACACTCTGCACCCCACATTAAAATACTTGAGTTATTATCTAACCAAGTCATTATTCTCTTCTCCCAAGAGCTTCTAAAGTAAACTCCACCGTTAGTATTTAGTTTCATTACTTTATCCTTATTTATAGGAATAAAATTTCCCTGGTTGTAGTTCTTATTATTTGGTTTTGAATTTATCATATTTTATATATAAATAAAAATAATTCTCTTATGGCAGTTGTTGATTCTTTGTTAGAACGTGTTAAACTAGCTTTACTTTATAACGGAAATGGAATAGTTGAAAATTTTAAAAATAACTCCTTATTTTTCTATGATAAGTATAGTAAATCTAGTAAAGATGTTGAATCTATAAATATTAAAGATATTTATCCTGGTGGGTTTTACTTTTTTCACTATAAAGACGATTCTAATTGGATGAAATATTCACCAGTATTTGTTGTCGATTTTAAAAAATTTGAAGATAAAGTAATTCTATTTGCAGTGAATTTTAATTTTATTCCGATGGAGATAAGAGCTCAGATATTTAATAAGTATATACAAACAAATGACTTTGAAAACAATACTTTCTTAAAGGTAAATTATGAAGGAATGTATAAAGAATTGTTAAATTCTGGATTTGAATATGCTTTAATGGAGTTTAATGCAGTACAACTAGTTTTGGTTCATAGAATTCATTTAGAACTACTACCTAGATTTCTTTATTCTCAACATCCTATCAATAAATATGATCCACAAAAACTAGTACAAATTTGGCAAGCAAAACTTTCTAGTAGAAATGAAAGACATAAAGAAGTAATCTCATCTATTCTAAGTGACTTCTATGATGTAAATAACGAAATATCAGACAAATATAATGTTATGAGAGATCATATAAAACGTCTTCAGACCAGTCTTACCAAGTACGGAAAAAGATAGTAAAATGTAGAAAGGAAGAAGTTTATTTTTTATATATAGTTATATGAAAGCAAAAGATATAATGGAAAAATATAATATAACTCGAAGAACATTACATAATTGGGTTAAAAAAGGTGTTATCGAAGTAGAACTTACTCCAACAGGTAGATATATCTACATTGAAAAAAATAAAAAGTCTGATGAAAAGTTGTAGTAAATGTAAGTTAGATAAAGAATTGACTTTATTCTATAAATGTTCATCTAGTAAAGATGGTCATAGGTCAAATTGTATTACTTGTTGTAAACAATGGAAAATTGATAATAAAGAAAAAATAAATGACTATTTAGTAAGTAATAAGGAAAGACTTTCTAAAAATAGAAGTGAGAGATACCAGCTCAATAAAGATTTCTTTATCTTAAAATCATCCAACTATTATAAAAATAATAGAGAAGAAATTAAACTCAAATCAAATCTATATTATGAGAATAATAAAGAATCTAAGTTAGAGTATCAAAAAGAGTATCAAAAAAATAATAAAGATAAGAGAAATACTTATCTAAGTGAAAGAAGACTGAATGATCCCTTATTTAGACTAATAACAAATGTTAGGAATTTAATATATAATTCATTCTATTATAATGGATATTCAAAAAATTCAAAGACCGAAGAACTATTAGGATGTTCTTTTGAAGAATTAAAAGAGTATTTAGAATCTAAGTTTGAACCTTGGATGAACTGGGATAATAGAGGATTGTATAGTGGTGAGTTTAACTATGGTTGGGATATAGATCATGTTATACCATTATCAAGTGTAAATAAAGAAGATGAAATAATAAAATTAAATCACTATACTAATTTACAACCACTCTGTAGTAAAATAAACAGAGATATAAAGAAAGATAATTTAGAATATGGCGTCATATAATAATTTCAGTCAAGAAAATCAAAATAACGTTGGATCAAACTTTGCGATGGTAAATTCATCTGGAGTTGAGAATAAAGGCTTGTTTAGTAGGATTTTGAGAAACTTATCATCATATGGAATGAACTTTGATGACATGATTGTGAGGAATCAAGTAGGTATTGGTATCAATGAAGATCCATACGCTGCTAAAGGAAATTCGATGTACGATTTTTTTTCAAGCCGGGCGGTTGCATCAGTATTGAATAGAAAATCTATTCCTTATTTAGATAAAGCTTACGCAGATAAAAGAAGAATTTTAAGAGAGTATTCAGTTAAAGATGAAATTAGAGACTTTATAAGCACTGTTGCAGACGAATGTATAGTGTATAATGATGAGAGAGATTTCTGTTCTGTTACTGCACTTCCAACGTCTTATTCACAAGAAGTACAAGATAAGTACCAAGAGTATTTTGAAAGAATTTATAACAAGTTTGGATTTGCAGATAATATCACTGCGTGGAACATGATGAAGGATTTCTTAATTGATGGTTATTTAGCACTTGAGATTATTTATGATGATAAAAAGAAGAATATTATTGGATTTAATAGAATTAGACCAGAGACAGTAGTTCCTGCATATGAACCAAGTATAGGACACTTATGGATTCAGTTCCCTGAAGATCCACAATTAAGAAGAATATTTTTAGATTCACAATTAGTTTATATTTCATATTCAACTCAAAATGAATTTTCCGAAACATCATATATAGAGGGTTTAATTAAGCCTTATAATCAATTAAAGATTTTACAACAAACAAGAATTATGTTTAACATTATCAATGCTACTGTTTATCAAAAGTTCACTATTCCAATTAAAGGAATGTCTAGACAAAGAGCAGAAGAACAAATAGGTCAATTGATTCATGATTATTCAGAAGAAGTAGAATGGGATGAATCATTGGGTACAATGACGATCAATGGTTCTAAACATTTACCTTACAACAAACAAGTTTGGTTTCCTGATGGGGATGGTGGTACTCCTAATATGGAATTAGTTTCTCCACAAGGACATAACTTAAATGATGATTCAATGTTAGATTGGTTCTTCAAAGCTTTAAAAAGATCTTCTAAGATTCCAATGTCAAGATTTGAAAGTGATAATGGTGGGGGTAATCTAGTTACCGATGCTGCTGAGATGACAAGAGATGAGATTAAGTTTCATAACTTTATTAGTAGATTACGAGCAAATTTTAAAGAATTGATTGTTAAACCACTAAGACTACAAATGTTGATAGAGTTTCCTGAGTTTATAGAGGATGAATTCTTTACAAATGGAGTCGATGTTACTTTTTTCTCAAATCAAGTATTTGAAGAATGGAAGAAATTAAATAATTTAGAAAAGAAATCAGGTATTGTTGGAACATTACTTGGTGTAATGAATGGTGAGAAACCATACTTTCATATTGACTGGATCATGGATAACATATTTAAACTTACTCCTGAAGAAAAAGCAGAAAACCAAAAATGTTGGGATAAAGATGCTATGAATGCTGCTGCTAATGCAACTGGTGAACCTGGTATGCCATCTGAAGGTGGTGGAGGTGGTGGAATGCCATCAGAAGGTGGTGCTCCTCCAGAAGGAGGTAGTCAAATCGCTCCAGAAGGTGGTGGTGCTCAAGCCGCTCCAGAAGGTGGTGGTGCTCAAGCCGCACCTCAAGCCGCACCTGAAGCTCCTCCTGCACCTGAATCCGGTGGGGAATTTGAATTCTAATATAAATAAAAAATCCTTTCAATTGAAAGGATTTTTTTTATGCAGCATTTTTTGGTGCTTCTATTATAAAGTTTAAAGTCTTTTCATATAGAAATTGACTTACTTCAACTTCCATACCTACCTGCATCATTGTTTTAACTATTCTACCACATTCTGTATCAAGTACTTTAGATTTTAAAGTAAGTTTCTCAATCTTATTATTATTTAAGACAAATGTCATTCCTGTTATAGAACAACACACCTTTTTTAAGTATACCTGATGACTATGTTGATCATCGAGTGTAATATATTTCTGAATATCATCAATATCAAACTGTATTTTTTTACTACCTTCTAAAAGATAATTTAATTTTATCTCACGATAAACAGATTTCCAAGTTGGATAACTAGAAAGTGCTAAATTATAATCATCAAATTCTAAATCATCTGCTAATATAACATCAAATAAATAGTCCATTAGAACAATTCAAAATCGATTTGTTTTCTGTCTAGATCAACTGATTTAACAATTACTTTTACTTCATCACCTAATCTTACTGATCCACCTGATTTTAAATTAACTGTATAGTTTTCTGCATCTACTTTATGATTTCCATTATATCTAACCATACCTTCACATTTACTTTCAATAAGTTCAACATACATACCCCAATCGGTTACTCCTGATATAATTCCATCAAATACTTGTCCGATTTTATCTTCTAAGAATTCAATCTGTTTATATTTAATAGAATCTCTTTGAGCTTTTGCTGCTAAGATTTCTCTTTCAGAACACCATTTTGCCATACCTTCAATCTTTTGAGGACTTCCATTAGATTTCTTATTTAAAAAGTCTAATAGAACTCTATGAGTGATTAAGTCTGGATATCTTCTGATTGGTGATGTAAAGTGAGAATAATGAGTAAACCCTAATCCATAGTGTCCAGAGTTTACTATTGTATAACTTGCTTTAGACATACATCTTGTGATTAAAGTTTCAATCATATTTTCTTCTGGTTTACCTTTTATGTCAGCAACTAGTTCATTTATAGATTTTTTCAAATCTTGTGTATTTTCAACAACATCTAAAGTATATCCAAAATTCTTACATATTAGAGAAAGTGCTTCTAACTTCTCAACATTAGGAGTACTATGTACTCTATAAACATTGTGATACTTCGCATCATAAAGAAGTTTTGCAACTAATTTATTGGCAAGTAACATATATTCTTCAATTAGTTTATTTGCATCTTTCTGTTCTTTGAAGAAAACTCCAATAGGTTTCTTAGTAGTTGGCTCTAATTTGAATCTAACTTCTATACCACCCATTTCGATAGAACCATCACTGATTCTTTGTTTTCTCATTTTCTTAGCAATAGTATCTAATAATAATATTTCGGTTTTGAAATCTCCTTCTTTACCTTCAATTATTTCTTGAGCTTCTTCATAAGAATATCTTCTATCTGAGTGTATTATAGTTTTTCCAAACCATTTATCTAATAGTTTTCCATCACTATCTAATTTAACTATAACTGAGAAACAAAGTTTATCTTCATTAGGTCTTAACGAACATACTCCATTACTTAATCTCTCTGGTAACATTGGTACACATCTATCAACTAAGTAAACTGATGTTGCTCTTTTAATAGCTTCTTCATCAATTATTCCACCTTCTTTAACATAGTGTGAAACATCTGCAATATGTATACCTACTTCTACTGTATTATCATCAAGTATATTAACCGAAAGAGCGTCGTCAAAATCTTTGGCGTCGACTGGGTCAATTGTAAATGTTGTGATATTTCTTAAATCTCGTCTGTTACTGATTTCTGATTCGTGAATTGTGAAGTCTATCAATTCCGCCTCGGCTTCTACCATTAAAGGAAAGTTGTTTGGTAAACCGTACTCATACATAATTGAGTTCATTTCTGCATTATTTTCACCTGAACTACCAAGTATCTCTACTATTTTTGCTTTTGGTGATTTTGTTCCTGGTTCCCAGTCGATTAGTTCGACAAGAACTTTTTGATCGTGTATTGCATCGTTTTCTCCTTTTATATAAAAGTCGACACCTATTTTTTGACTGTCTGGTACTACAAAGATTAGTCTTTTATTTTCTTTGTTTATTTGTACTTTACCAACAAATTGTGTTCTGAATCTTTCGAGAACTTCAATAACTTCGGCTTCAATTTTATTGTTCTTAGTTATTGTTTTAACTTTAACTTTATCACCATTAAGTGAGTTAAGTGTATTTTTCTTAAATATGAAGAGATTTTTATCTCCTATATCTATTGAGGCATTTCCGCTGTTTGCGAAATCGATAGTGCCCTCAAAAACACTATCTTCTTTAATTTTATTCATTATTTAATTTTTTTTTGTTTTTAGAAATGTTATCTACTCCATACTTCTGTACTAATGTTTTCTTCATCTTTTCTAAAACTTTTTTATTCTGTATCGGATAATCAACTCCGAAATTTTTTCTTAATGTTTCTTTTCTTTTAACTTCAGAACACTTTCTACAATAATAATCTCCCCAATCATTATCATATTTTAAGTAGTTCTTATAGATTACTTCTTTTTCAATTCCACAAGTGTCACATTTACATTTGATTTTGTAATGTGATCCTTTCGGTAATAATTCAACTGGAATTATAATTTCTTCACTTATATACACATCATATCCTAAATCATCATAATAGTTGTAATTTGACTCAGTGATTTTCACATTTATCTCTCTTGATAGGATCATAAAAAACCGCATTTTTTTAAGTATTTATTAAATATAGCGTTTCTCCTCTAAAATTTTCACAAAGATAAAAAATCCAGTAGATATACCTAATAAAAATCAAAAAAATTTTTTTACTATAAAGAATCCACCTTTAAAATTTTATTGTTTTCCAGGTTAAATATATACCATCGTAATAACTACAAAAAATAATTATTTTAAATGAAACCGGTTTTAATAGTAGAAAATTCAACAAGTTCGCTTATTAGAGAGTCAAACTCTACTAATAAGGAGTATGTATTGGGTGGTACTTTTACTGAGTTTGGTGTAAAGAATCGTAATGAGAGGATATATCAAGCTGAGAAATTTTTACCAGCACTACAAGAAATGAATGAAAGAATGAGCAGCCTAGGTGTTGTTTATGGTGAATTCGATCACCCGGATGTTTTTGATACTTCGTTATCAAGAGCATCACACATTATTACAAAGGCAGAATTTGTTGCTGAAAAGAACATTGTTGCTGGAGAAATAAAATTACTAAGTACTTACTGGGGTAAGGAAGCTAAATCATTAGTTGATGACGGATGTCCAGTTTTTGTATCATCAAGAGCAGCTGGTATAACAGAATCAGATGGTTCAGTATCATTAAAAAAACTTTTTACTTATGACATTGTTGCAGATCCTGGATTTGCATCAGCAAAAATGAGTGTAAGAGTATTAAATGAATCGTTAGGTTTTTGCCCAGAAGGACAAATCGAAAAAAATAACTTTAGGATATATGAATTATCTGACGAGTCAAAAATAAATGAACTATTCAATATGAACAAAGATGAATTTGTAACCAAGAAACAGTTAAGTGATTATTCACAGTATTTGGTTAAAGAGATTGCTTCAACAAAGAGTGAAGTGAAAAGTGCAATTTCAAAAGGTAATATGAGCCCACAGAAATTGGAACAATTGTTAGAGTATTATGAAGAATTAAATAATACTAATTCACAAGTTGCTAAATATTTAGATTATTTAGCTGACAAAATTCAAGTTGTAGTTAATGAAAATAAATCATTAAAAGACACAACTGAAAAATTGGCTAAACACAACGACTATTTAGCAGAAAATTTAGAAAAAGCTATTGCTTATTCTGAATATGTTGCTGAAAACTTAGACAAAAACATTGAGTATTCAGAATACTTAGCTGAAAACTTAGACAAAAACATTAATTATTCAGAATATATTGCAGAGAACTTAGATAAAAATATCTCTTATTCAGAATACTTAGCTGAAAACTTAGACAAAAACATTGAATATTCTGAATATTTAGCAGAAAACTTAGACAAGAATATTGCTTACTCAGAATATATTGCAGAAAATTTAGACAAAAACATCGCTTACTCAGAATATATTGCTGAGAATGTTGATAACTCAATTGCTTACTCAGAATACTTAGCAGAACACGTAGAAGGTAACATCGCTTACTCAGAATACATTGCTGAACATTTAGATGATAACATTGCATACTCTGAATATGTTGCTGAAAGTTTAGATAAATCTATCTCTTATCAAGGAATGATCGTTGAAAGATTAAATGGTGGTTTTAAATTAAATGAATCTACTGAAGAAGGTGATGAAGCTCAATTCCCTACATTACAAGACGCTGGTTTTGAAGAAAATGAAGATGAATTAGAAGGATCAGAAGAAGATGAATTCACAGGACACGAAGATCACGAAGGTCACGAAGGTCATGAAGGATTTGCAGAAGAGGCTAAAGAATTTGCTGAAGAGGCTAAAGAGTTTGCTGAAGATGCTGCAGAGTTTGCTGGAGAACACGAAGGTGAAGGTCACGAAGGTGAAGAACATGAAGAAGAATTAGAAGGTGAAGAAGGTCAAGGTCTTGAATCTCAATTTATGGGAGAAGAAGACTCAGAACTTTCTGAATCAATAAATAAATTAATTGAAGAAGCTAAAAAACGTAAAGTTTCTGAAAGCAGTGATTTGAACTTTTTAAAGTTCTTAAACAAATCACAAGTTGATAGCTTTTATGCATTATCAAACGAAGAACAAGAAAATGTGAAACTACACATAAACGAAAGTAGTTATTTTACACAGAAAGAAGTTCTTACATTGATTGCAGAGTCATTATCAACAAAGAATGAATCTCTTGAAGAAAGAGTAATCAGATTGATGCCGGAAAACATTAAGCCAATCTGGGGACAGTTAAACGAATCTGCTAAAAAGTCTATCTTGTCACAAGCTAGATTATATCCAGAAGACGTATTAAAAACTGAAAATCAAATTGAGCATTTCTGGGGAACTAGAAATATCAAAAAAAATGAATCTTCAACTAAGAAATTAGTAGCACATGAAGCTTTAATCCAAGAAGACAAATTGTCTGATAATGAGATGACTGCAATAATGGAAAGATTCAAAAGTATATAATCTATAAAAAATCCATACTTGTCAAAAACGAGTAAAAACAAGGATATATATAGTATTATAAAAAAAATAAAAAAAAAATTAAAATTTTATGTCACACATTAGAATAGATAATCAAAAAGCCATGAAAAAATGGTCTCCAGTGTTGGAAAACATGGGAATTACAGGTGATAGAGTAGAATGGATGTCAGAATATGCTGAATTTCACTCAATCAATGAGAATGCGTATGTAAACGCATCAAACGTAGCAGGTATGGGTAATGTCCTTTCTGCACAACCACAAGCTTATGCAGGACAAACAATCGGTGGTTCTTTGGCTGCAGGAACAATTGGTTCAGGTGATGTTGGTCAAAACTTGTTACCAGTTGCAATGAAAATTGCAGGTCAAACAATCGGTCTTGACTTAGTTGCTGTTAAACCAACTCCAGGTCCGAAAATCGACTTACTTTATATTGACTTTCAATATGATGATACTCGTTTAGGTGCTGCTGATGAGAAACCACAAGTTTTCAAAGCTACAGCAGACCAATTATCTGCAGTACAAATTGCTCTAAGAGCTCAAATGACAACTTCTGGTATCGTTGAAACACAAGGTGGTTTACAAGGTCCTAGATTATATGTTGTTGGTATCAATGCTAACTCAACTTTAACTACAAATGAACCAGCTGGAAAAGCTAATCTTGTTGAATTCTTAGGATTCTCTCGTATCGATGGTTTCCCAATATTCAAAGCTTACAGACAAGCTAATAGTGCAAATGGTTATGCTGCTGGTGGTTCTGCTGCTGCAACTTGGGATTTTGATACTACAAGAAATACATTTGGACCAACTCAAGCAATGACTACTGCAATTGGATCATTAGCAGGTGTTACTGTATCTAACGTTTCAATCTCATTAGTATCTGCATTAGAAGATCACATTCCTGGTTTCTCTGCTAACTGGTACGGACCTTCAACTCAAACTGCTGGTGCTTACCCAATGGACAGACAGACAGATGATGATTCTTACTCAGGAGTTATTGGACCAAAAATCTCTTCTAAAACAGTTGCTGTTGGTACTATTGAAGTATCTTCTGCACTTAGAAGAACTGAGATTGAAGACATCAAAGCTAACACAGGTATGGATATCGTTCAAAAAATGGAATCAATCCTTGTTAATGAATTGTCTCAAACAATCTCTAAACAAATTGTTAATAAAATCTTCGAAATGGGAGATTTGAATAGAACTAATGCACCTTTAGCAGGAAGTACTTACTCTAATGCTATCACTAATCAAACTTTGTTTGACTTAGATACTAAATATGCAGGAGCTTCAAATGGTCCTGGTGGTGAAACTACTCACGCTGTACAAAGAAAATTGATCACGAAAATTGCTCATGCTTCTAACTACATCGCAACAGAAGGACGTGTTGGGCCAGCTCAATACTTAATCACAAATGGAGGTTTAGCAGCAGCTTTACAAGATATCGCTGGATACACAATCAATCCATTGAAATCTAAAATGAACTCTCAAGGTCAATTGTACCCAGTAGGTTCAATCGGAGACATCTCTATCTATGTTGATCCATACATGAGATATAACGATAACAGAATCGTTTTAGGAAGAAAAAATAATCCTGATCAACCAGGTATTATTTTCGTACCTTACTTAATGGCTCAGTCAATTAGCATCATCTCTGAGGCTACATTCGCACCAAGAATGTTACTTAGATCAAGATATGCAGTAACTGAAGTTGGATGGTACCCACAAAAACAGTTCATGACTATCAAAGTTTCTGATACTCTAGGATTACTTAACTAATTATTAGTTATAATATTTCAAAAAAAGACCCAATTGGGTCTTTTTTTGTTTTATATAAATAATATATACAATATGAAATTAAAGAAATATTCACAGTTTAATGAATCTAAAAAAGATAAATTTCCTAATATTAAAAAAATGGAAGTTGATGGATTTATTATTCATTTAGGTAAAGATGCCAGATCTAATGATCATTTAACATTTAATGTTGCTAATAATGATGACTTATGGATGCACGTAAAAGGTGTTCCAGGAAGTCATGTAGTTATTGTTGTTAAAGATAATATACCTACTCCAGAAGTTATTAAAAAAGTTGCTGAAATTGCAAAAGATAATAGTAAGGCAAAAGGTACTGATAAAGCTACAGTGGTTTATTGTAAACGTCGTTTCGTTTCAAAAAAATCAGGTATGAATGACGGACAAGTTATGGTTGATTATAAAAATGCACATGAAGTCACTATATAATTTTAATATATAATAAAAATAAAAACATTCTAAATGGCAAATGATTATAAAATGAAATATGAAGATGAAATAAAGATCGCATTTTCTGCTAGGTTAGTAAAACTTCTAACTACAATGGAAGATGATCATGATGATTATATTGCATATGAACTTAACTGGATGGCAGATCCTAGGTCTAAATATGCCAATGATATGAATATATCAAGATTGGATATCTCTGATTCAGATTATTTCTTTGATGCTATAATAGGTGGAAGAAGACAATATATCAAAATTGGAACATTTTTAAGAAGTTATTTCCCTGGCGTTTATGACGAAGAAAGTATTAGAAAATTCTCTACTACTATTGTAAATCTTAAAAAGGGAGTAAAAGTTGCAGTACAACCAGTTGGTACACCAATTGAACATAAGCCATTTGTTTATAATCCTAAAGATGTTCGTTCAACATTCTTATCATTAGTAACAAAAACTTATCCAATGGGTCATGAAACTGAGGTTTTAGAGTTTTTACCAGACTTAGAATTAGATAAATTTGGGAATTATTATAAAGTAATTGCCGGAGATGATACTACAATGTTTACATCTCACTTAGATACTGCAGATAGAGCTCAATTACCTACTAAACTTCTATCAAAAATAGAAGATGGTGATGAGTATATTTATACTGATGGTACATCCATATTAGGTGCTGATGATAAAGCAGGAGTTGCAGTAATGTTATATATGATGGAAAATAAAATACCAGGTATTTATTACTTCTTTATCGGAGAAGAAAGAGGTGGTATTGGTTCAAGAGATTTGGCAAGTGAATATAATTCATTTGAGTTTCTAAAAAATGTTAAGAAGTGTGTTTCTTTTGATAGAAGAAAAACTGGTTCAGTTATTACTTCTCAATATGGTAGAGTTTGTTGTTCAAACGAATTTGCTACAGCACTTTGTAAAGAATATAACAAAAGTGGATTAAACTTATCTACTGATCCAACAGGAGTATTTACCGATTCTGCATCATTTATAGATGATATATCAGAATGTACTAACGTATCTGTTGGATATAATAACGAGCATACATTTAGAGAGATTCAAAATATGACTTATTTAGAGAAATTAGCAAAAGCTTCTTTAAAAGTAAATTGGTCACAATTACCTTCAGTAAGAAAAGTAGGTATAAATGAAGAATTATTAAGAAGACATAAAACTTTGATTGATACTGTTAAAAAATCTATATTTGGGTTAGATGTTAAAGTAGTTGGTGTACAAGATAAAATATTTATTAAAATAGATTTAGATCTTGCTGATGTTAAAACTATTTTTGATACATTATCACAAGTACAAGGTTTATTATATAAACATAGAACCGCAGATCCTTATGTTGTTTTTGACGAAACAACCATCAAAATAGAATTAAAATAATATGATACAAAAGTATAAAAGATTTACAGAAAGAGTTGATGATGATGCCTGGGAAGGTACAGATCAAGATTGGAATGATGATTGGGCGGGTGGTTCTAGAAAGAGCAATTCTTTAGGATCTCGTTTTGATATGTCTGGTGAAATACCGGATGATGATGAAGATTTCTATGATAGTGAATACTATGGTGGTGCAGCTCATAACTTTGATCATTATGATAATAAAGATGGTGATAAAGATAGAGATCCAGATTTATCTGATGAGGATATAGAAGATGATGATATGGAACACTTAAAGTACTTATTAAGAGGTATGTTTAAAAACAAAGGTATTGAAAATGTTTCTATTACTAATGATAATTTAGACTTATCTATTAGATGTTCTATGGGTCATAGAGAAAGATTAAGTGATGTAATAAATGTTTTTGATCTTTTAAATAAATTAAAAATGGATATTCTACCTCAATATGATTCAGAATTTGATATGTGGGAAAATCAAAGAGGTCAAACTTTAGAATTTGGATTCTATTATGATGAAGGATTAAATGATGATACTGATGAAGATTTTGGAGAAGATGATGAAAGTCCATTTTAATTTTGTATATTTGTAAAAAATTAAACAATTATGGCAAAAAATGAAAGTATAAATCCTTTAGATATAAAGGATACTTTTTTGAAACTAACTGAATATACAATTCCTTATGGTGATGAAACTAAATTGGAAAAATATCTACCAAAAGGATATAAAAAAGATTCTATTGGTAACTATTATATTCAAGTAGGTAATTCAGAAACATTGTTCACAACACACTTAGATACTTATTGTACTAAATATGAAAAGGTAAATCACGTTATTGAAGGTGATATTATTAAAACCGATGAAACAACCATATTAGGTGGTGATAATAAATTAGGAATGTGTATTCTATTATACATGATTTCTAAAGGAATACCTGGAACTTATTACTTCTTCTTGGGAGAAGAACCAATTTTAAGTGGTGGTTTATGGGGATCACAAAATGCTTTAAAAGCAAATCCAGAATTCTTCAAAAAATTTAAAAGAGCAGTTGCATTTGATAGAAAACAAACAGGTTCTGTTGTTCTAAGACAGAAAGGTAGATTTTGTTGTTCTATTGATTTTGCAGATGCTTTATCAGATGAACTAACTAATCTAGGAGTTGAGTCTAAACCAGATCCAAACGCTTATTATACAGATACTGCTACTTTCTTAGACATTATTCCAGAATGTACTAACATTAGTGCTGGCGGATGGAATGAACACTATAAAACAGAGTATGTAGATTTATCCTACACTAAAAAAGTTGCAGAAGCTGCTTGTAAAATTGATTGGGAAAACTTACCAACTGAAAGAAAAGTAACTTATTTTGAACCAAAATATAAAATTGAACCAAGACATCGTTTCTCTAATAAGAGTGTCGTAAAAGAAGTTAAATTTATTTTAAATAAATATGACTTATTACACACAAATACATTAGAGTATGATACTTATAACACTGATACTCTTGTATTTAATACTTGGTTTGAAGATATTGGTATTAAAGTAACCATTTTAGATGATATTTTAGTTCAAATCGAAGGTCAAAAAGATGTTAAATTTGATTTCAAAGATGTTAAAAAATTAAATACATATTTAGGAAATCTATTTGGTATTGATATTAGTCCAGATGATTATAAGATGATGATCTTTAATGACGACTCGGTGAGCGTATTAGGGATGCGTTTTAAGAGCTTTGAAGAGTATGTTAAATACTTTGATAGTATAAACACGGATGATACGTCATATGTCATTAAAAAAGGTGGTGAACAATATAAAGAGTATTATGGTGATGTGATACCAAAAGAACTAGTTATTAAGTGGTTTACTGATAATGTTCTTGAATAATAAAAAAAAATAAAGCCAAAAACTAAACTTTTTGGCTTTTTTAATCTAATATATAAACAAACAATTGGGGATGTAATAGCATTGATTCTTGGTTGATTAATAATTATGCAAGTATCGGGTGGCCTACAATGACCGATTAATAAATTAGATGGTACAATTTTAAACGGCAACGTTAATCAAGTAGGAACAAGTGAAGATTTAGTAGCTTGCTTACAAAACAATTTGATCTCTAACAGAGATTTAGTAGTAGCTTAATCAAATAAGACTAATACACCAAAAATTCTACAGCTGTGGTCACCAGTTTAAAAGTGAAACTTTTTTATTAGTACTTTGAGATTCAAAAACTGATTATTTTGTAAGACTTAGAAAAACTTACTAAACTTGTAAACGAATAATTTGCGATGACTAAAAAGACACGTGAGGCAGTATCACGTCATCTCCACAACAAAAAAACCCACTCATGAGTGGGTTTTTTTATAATATATAAAATTATGATAACAAAATTTGATGGTAGATATGGGTTCTTATCCAATTTCTACCCGTGTAAAATAGAATACCAAGGTATTACATACAATAGTGTTGAAACATACTATGTTGCTATGAAGTGTAATAATGACCAAATGATTGATGGTAAATACTATACTGCTGCTGATTTTAGAGAACTGGTTGCTAATATGGCACCTGGTAAAGCTAAACAATTGGGCAAGGTTATAAAAGTACGTTCTGAGTGGGATTCAAAGAAGTTGGGTTTTATGGAATGGGCAGTTAAAGAGAAGTTCAAAGATGAAACATTAAAAGAAATGTTACTAATGACTGAAGATAAAGATATTATTGAAGGTAATTATTGGCACGATGTCTATTGGGGTCAATGTACTTGTGAAAAGTGTGTTGGTAAAGGTAAAAATAAATTAGGTAAACTTCTAATGGATATAAGAAGTGAATTAAATGGTACTAAAAAACCAAATCTTTTTGATGTTTTATTTAAAGACAAAAAAGCTTAGATTTCTCTAAGCTTTTTTTAATTTCTGTTATCTTCATATCTACCATTAGTTGCTCTAAGTCTCATAGAATAACCTTTAGGTGGGTAAGATTGTAATATACCTTTAGAATAATCATCTTCTAACACCTCTGTTTTACGATTAAATAGATTTAATGTAAGAACTTCTACTGGTTGTTCAACAATAACTTTCTTTTGATAAAAAGTTAAGTACATAAATGTATCTAAATAAGGCCACTCATCAATATCAGTAGTATCCAAATCAATGAATAGTTTCATTGATGTGTTTAAAACATCATTAAATGATAAATATCCTTCTTTTTCTCTAACCTCGTCAAATTTAGATAAAACCCATTCATCACAAATATAAGGTTTGTCCATTATCTTTTGTCCACAATTAGTCGTCCATACTAAACATCTACCAACAAACTTATCAAACATTTTAATTGCAACCATACTGATCTTATCCGGATTCTTTGTATAAAGATCTAAAAAACTTAATTTATCTGTCATACAAGAACCACCTAATGATGATTTAGATGCTTGATAGTTTTCTCTTTTATATCCTTCTAAGATTTGTTTACCTGTTAAATACTCAACTCTAATATGATCACCTGTCTGATATGAAACATAATCATTATGACTTTTCTCTATTTTTTTATTATCAAATAAAGACTCTATTTTAAATATATCTGTATATTGTTTGAAGAATGAAGTTAAAAATCTACCAAATTTTAAATCAGTACTTCTATTTTTTTCAGAATTTACTAATCTAATCATTCCTTTAGTTTCAGATATATCAAACTTATTATAATCTGGAAACATCCTTTTATCTTCTATCGAAAGAATATCAATTCTTTTACTTTGAAAAAAAGTAATTAGTTTTTTGGATATTTCAAATTTATCTTTTAAGTTTTCAACACCATTTAGACCTAGTATAACTACACCATCAGTAAGTGATCCATCATATTCTTGTTTAAATGCCCAAGAGTAAATATAACCTAGTCTATCGGCGGCTTGATTTCCTGATTTTTCTGGTTCATTATGACAAATATAGTAGTATGGATCCTCTTGTTGAATTTTACCTTCAATTTGCACACCATCTACAATTGCAATTACTCTACTACCTGGTTTGTACTCAATCCCTTTATATATAAGCATACTTTTCTATTTTTTATCTTGACAAAAGTAATAAAAAAAAATTATATACCAAACATTTTCCAATAAAATTATATAATAATAAAAACTATATAAAATGAGCGTCATAAGCTATTTCGGAGGCAAGGCAAACTTTCAATCCTTTATCACACCTAACATTCCAACGGATTGTAAAACATACATCGAACCATTTTCTGGTTCATTCGCAATATATTTAGATTCTAATTTAGAGTTTACTAATGTTGTATTTAATGATAGAAACAGACATCAAGCAAATCTAATGAAATGTTGTTCTCAACCACAAGATTTCTTAGTAGAACTTAAATCCTTATTAGCACCAGGTGGTTTACTTCACACAACTGAAACAGAATTAGATAAAAAATGGGATTTCTATAAAGCAATTTATAGAACTTATGTTACTAATGATTTCTTAGATGATATGAACTTTGAGATTGGTGATTTTAAAGTAGGTGCGATTTATGCTTTCTTAATTACATCAAGTTTCAGTTCTGTTTATCCTAGAGGTGGTGGATTTACTGGATTTAAGAAAAAAACAAACAAATTAAATCTTTTAATTCTAATCAATAAATTAGAAAAAAACAAATACACTGAAAGGTTACAAAAAATTACTAACTTTCATAATTTAGACTTTGAAGATGTTATCACAATGTATGATGCAGAAGATACTTATATGTATTTAGACCCACCTTACGCTCGTTTTAATGACTTAAAAAACGATGATGATGGTAGAAGATTATTTTGGTATGGTTGTGACACAGAGAACACCTTTGGGATTTCTTCACATAGACGTTTATTAGAATTATTAAAGAGTTCTAAAAGTAGATGGTCATTATCATATTACTATTTTCCTTTATTGGAAGAGTTATTACCAAGAGATGAGTATTTTTGGACTTCAAAAGAATTTCATAGACCATCTGCAGTAATTAAGAATAAAGTAGAGGGAGTTGAGAAAGAAAAGGGTATTGAATTATTGATTATGAACTATGATCCAGAAACTGGAAAAATGTTAAATATAAAAGAAGAAATAAAAGAGGATTTATAATCCTCTTTTTTATTTATTTACTTAACTTCTCTAAATCATCTTTTTCTTTCTCAGTTAAAGAACTCATACCGAATTTACTTATCTTATCAAGTATATCATCTAATTCTTTTGGTTCTTGCATATCATCTAGTTTACTACCAACCTTACCAAATGCTTCTAAACTATCTTCTTTGTCTCTTAGATTTGAAGTTCTTGGATCTAATCCTTTAAATAATTCTCCTAAATCTTTAAGATCTTTCATAAATTGTCTATCATCCTCAATTTCATCATCAATCTTTTTAATAAATGAAATCATTTTCTTAGTTGTATCTATTGCGTTTTGTAATACTTTATTTGC